AGTCGCGCCCAAGACACAGGCGCCGAAATATGGCACGCTCGGCTGGGTCAAGGAAAATGATCGCTGGGCCAACTACCAGAAACGGGCCGCTTCGGCCGGAGGATTTTAACATGTCCGTCGTTGCTGAACTGCTTCGATTGATGGCCGAAGGGCATGGCAGTCAACGGGTTCAAGCCGCCAAAATACTCCTGACGGCGATGGAGAAGAAGACATGAGCAACGTCGAAGAGGCAGCGATCGACGTGCGCCCGACCGACCCCGTGGTCGAGGCCGAGACCCCGGCGAACGAGCTTGCGCTCGTCAAGCGGATCCAGACCACGATCAAGCAGGACAAGCGCCACCACGAGAAGGCGTTCAAGCGGATGCGCCGCGACATGTACGTCGCGCTCCACGGTCACACCGAGGAATACCCGGTCGGCAACTACACGGCCAACATCATCGGCCGCCACATCCAGCAGAAGACGGCGTCGCTCTACGCCAAGAATCCGAAGGCCGTCGCCCGCCGGCGTGAGACGCTCGACTTCACGGTATGGGACGAAAATCCCAAGTCGCTGGAGATGGCGATGCAGGGTCTGGAGATGGCGCGCCAGGCCGAGGCGCAGATCCCGACCGTCATCGATCCCGTGACCGGGCAGCCCGGCCCCGCGCAGTCGCCGATCCCGCCGGAGATGGAGGAGGCGTTCGCGCAGGCGCAGGCCATCGTCGCCGACTTCCAGCAGGGTTATGCGCGACGCCAGCAGATCACGAAGATCGGCAAGACGCTCGAGATCCTTTTCGCGCAGGCCATGCGCGAGCAGAAGCCCGTCGACTTCAAGACCGCGACGAAGCAGCTGGTGCGGCGCGCCTGCACGACGGGCGTCGGCTATTGCGAGCTCGGGTTCCAGCGCGAGATGGGGCCACGGCCCGAGATGACCGAGAAGCTCGCCGATGCGCGCGCCCGGCTCGACCATCTGCAGCGCCTGACGCAGGAGGCCGCGGAAGAGGAGTTCGGGCAGGACGACGCCGAGATGGCCGAGCTGGAGGCGTCGATTCGGTCGTTCCAGGAAGAGCCCGAGATCGTGCTGCGCGAGGGGCTGATCTTCGACTATCCGCAGTCGACGAAGGTGATCCCCGATCGGCTCTGCCAATCGCTCGTCGGCTTCATCGGCGCGCGTCACGTCTCGATCGAGTACCTGTTCAAGCCTGACGAGATCAAGGAGATGTTCAAGGTCGATCTGGAGAACGGCTTCAAGGGCTACAGCCCCGATGGGCAGCGGATGGACGACAGCGACGACGATTCGGCGAACCGCGTCAGCGACGTCTCCGAGGACATCGACGACACCGCCTACGCGGCGCCGCGCGCTGGCCGGATGAACAAGGCCGGGCTCGTCTGCGTCTGGAAGCACTACGACAAGCCGTCCGGCCTCGTCTACTACGTCGCCGACGGCTATCCGAAGTTCCTGCGCCCGGCGGCGGCGCCCGACGTCTTCACGGAGGACTTCTGGCCGCTCTACGCGCTGACGTTCAACGCCGTCGAGAGCGAGACGGACCTCTTCCCGCCGTCCGACGTCTCGCTGCTGATCGACCAGCAGATGGAGTACAACCGTTCGCGACAGGGCATGCGCGAGCACCGCAAAGCCGCCCGGCCGCGCTGGGCCTACGCCAACGGTTCGCTCGAGGCCACGGACATAGAACTGCTGGGAACGGCCGAGCCCTTCACGGCGACGGCGGTCAACATTCCGCAGGGCGCGGCGCTTTCCGACGTGCTACAGCCGATCCCGGTGCCGGGCGTCGATCCGAACCTCTATGAGACCAACCAGCTCTTCACCGACATCCAACTGATCGTCGGGACGCAGGAAGCCCAGCTCGGCGGCGTGGCGCAGGCGACGGCCACCGAGAGCGCCATTGCGGCGAGTTCCTCGGCGTCGTCGAGCGGGTCGAGTGTCGACGACCTCGACGCCTTCCTGACGATGATCGCGCGCTCCTCCGGGCAGATCCTGCTGCGCGAGATGAGCGAGGAGCAGGTGAAGCTCGTCGCCGGCCCCGGCGCCGTGTGGCCGCACATGACACTCGCCGACATCGCGTCGGAGGTGTTCCTCGAGGTCGAAGCCGGATCGACCGGCAAGCCGAACCAGGCGGTCGAGCTGAACGCATGGGAGCGGCTACTGCCGTTCCTGATCCAGATCCCCGGTATCGATCCGGTGTTCCTGGCGCGCGAGACGCTGCGGCGCGCCGACGACCGCTTCGATCTGAACGAGGCGATCGCCGCCGGTATGCCGTCGATCATGATGCAGAACCAGATGCAGCAGCCCGGAACGGGCGATCCCGCCACCGACCCGGCCGCGCAGGGTGGAGAGGGCGGGTCGAATGCGCCGGCCCCTCCAGGCGGCGAAGGGGGCAGCGCGCCGGCCTTCGGAAGCAACCAAGTTTAGCAGGAGAGAGTGATGCCGCAGTTCCGCAAGAAACCAGTCGTTATCAGCGCCGAGCAGTGGTTTCCCGATCGCACGCTTGTTGGCGTTCATTGGGAACAGCAGCTCGCTGACGATGGAGAATTTTTGATTCCATACGTCGTCACGGCCCACGAGCAACGAGCCTATTTGGCGCCGGGCGATTGGGTTATCCCAGAGCCTACGGCGGGTAAGTTCTACCCCTGCAAGCCCGACATCTTCGCTGCAACCTACGAGCCGGCGTGAGGTCTTGCCGACTTAACCACATTGCGGTAAATTCCCGCCCGATAGAGGAGAGATCGTGAGCGATATCCAAGACCAGGGCCTCGAAGACGAGACCTCCGAAATCCAGGACGGTGCGGGCGCATCGACAGATGCCGAATCGCCCGCAATCGCGGACTCGTCCGACGCGACCGACGGCAGCAAACCCGAAGAGAACGTCCTTTCGATCGTCCGTGATGTCACGGGCACCAAGAAGGACGAACCAGCGGCGGCCTCGTCAGCCACAGGTGAAGAAGCGGGCGACAAGCCCGGCGAAGAGGAACAGCCAGGACCGGACGACGAGAACTACTCGGACGTCCCGTTCAACAAGCACCCGCGTTTCCAGAAGCTCTTGAGCGAGCGCAATGCGTTCAAGACCGACGCCGATCGCTACCAGAACGTCCAGAACTTCCTGGACCAGCAGGGGCTCGACGCGCAGGAAACGGCGGATCTGCTGATCGCTGGCGGACTGATGAAGAGCAACCCGGTGGAAGCCTGGAAGCGCATCAAGCCGACGATCCAGAACTTGCTTGTCGCGGCAGGCGAAGCCATGCCCGACGATCTTCGGCAGCGTGTCCAGGCGGGTGAACTCACTCGCGAGGCCGCGATCGAGATCAGCCGGGCGAAGGCGGAAGCCCAGTCGTCCCAGCGTCAGATGAGCTTCGGAGAGCAGCAGGCGGCCCGCCGCCAGCAGCAGGAGCAAGTCGACGCGATCAGGACGGCCGCGAGTGGTTGGGAAGCCGATCGCCGGGTCAAGGATCCGAACTTCGAAGCCAAGTTGCCCGCGCTCCGCAAGGAGATCGTCTGGCTTCAGTCCCAAGAAGGGGTTCCCACGACGCCGCAAGGCGTGCAGGTGCAGATGAAGAAGGCATACGATGCCGTCAACGCTGCGATCCCTGCGGTGAAACCTCCCTTGGCACGTCGTCAGCCGGTCGCCCCGATCCGCGGCGGGCAGGTCGCAGGGAATGCACGTCCCGAGCCGAACTCCATCCTCGACATCATTCGAGCGAACCGGCAGACGTGAGGGTCGAAAGGGCCTAGAACATGGCTTTCACAGCCACCGAAATCACCAACATCAACAACTCTGCCCTTGAGCACTACATCGACAAGGGCAAGGTCTTCAAGCAGAACGTCGCCAACAAGCCGATGCTTGAGGCGTTCAACGCCGCGGCCGGCGGCTTTCCTGGCGGCAATCTCTTCGTGTCGGTCGGCGTCAAGGGTGTCGGGCATGCCGGTACGCTCGCCGGCTACACCCACGACGACCAAGTCGCCTATTACAACCCGACGAACTCCAACCGGGCGAAGTACCCCTGGAAGGAACACCACATCGGCATCGTGGTGACCCATACCGAGCTGAAGATCGACGGCATCAACGTCGTCGAGGACGGCGCGGATCAGGACACCCGCGAGATGAGCGGCCGTGAGGAGCACGTGCTCGCCGGTCTGCTGGAGAACAAGCTCGACGATCTCGCCGAGGACTACGCCTATTCGCTCGACCTGCTGATCCATGGCGACGGCACCGCCGACGCCAAGGCTCTCGCCGGCATCGCGTCGCTGATCCTGCCCAACCCGACGGTCGGCACGACGGGCGGCATCAATCGCGCGACGTTCCCCTACTGGCGCAACCGCGCGGCGACCGCCGCCAACGCGGCCGCCGGCGGCCAGGGCCCGATTACGTCGTCCGCCTCGAATGGCGGCGCCCTGATCGAGTTCCTGTCGAAGGAAGAGCGCTTCCGCAACCAGTTCAAGAGCGGCTCGACGAACCCGAAGTGGTTCTGCGGTTCGGACTTCCTGGAAGCCTACAAGCGCGAGTACCGTGCGAACGGCTCCTACTTCAACAACGGCCCGGCGGAGCGTCCGAACGCTTCGATGGGCGACCCTCTCGGCATGGTCTGGGATCCGACGCTCGACGCGCTCGGCCTTCAGAAGCGCGCCTACTGCATCGACATGGGCCGCAACGGTCTCCGTCTCCTCTACATGGACGGCAACCGCATGAAGAAGCACAACCCGGCCCGTCCCTACGACCGCTACGTCATGTACAACGGCATGACGATGACGGGCGTGCTGACGGCCAAGCAGCTCAACACCTCAGGCGTCTACGACATCGCGTAGGTCCGACGGCGCGGCCGGACCCCCGGCCGCGCCCTTCCATCCACGGAGAACCCATGCAGACCGCCAACCTCATCGTCGCCATCGGTAACGACCAGATGAACACCGTGCCGCTCTACGGCGTCACCGCCGCCGAGATCGCCGTCCTGCAGGCCGTCCACGGTCCGGACGCCATCCGCGACATCGAGCCGGCCGGCGAGGCAGAAGACGACGGCGCGAAGCGCACCAATCGCGCCGAGCGCGCCCGTCTCAAGGTAATCTACGGCCGCGCCGAACGGGATCTCTGCCCGATCGAGGCGCTGTACCCCGGCGCCGCGGCGCGGGTGTTCGAGACGATCGACGAGCTCGGGCTCCCCGAACAGTTTTTCAAGCCGCTCTCTCGGACGACCGCCAACGCGGCGCCGAGCGAGAAGGCGGTGAAGGCCGCGCGCGGCTCCCGGAACGCTGCGGTCCCCGCGGCATCCACCGTCGATGACGATGGCGTCAAAGACATGGCCTTCAACTGAGGCCGACGAAGGAGAAGACCATGACGAAGGACCGCAACAACGACGGCGTGATCGACGAGAAGGATAAGGTGCAGCGCAAGGCCGCCGCCCCGAAGCCGGAGAAGTACGTCGATCAGCAGCAGGGCGCGATCAACGGCGCTGCCGAGCTCGCGCCCGATCCGAGCGTCGCGCGCGCCAAGGCGCCCTACAGCGGCGCGCCGCTGGCCGGCGCTCCCGGCGGTGTCAAGTCGGGCGCCAAGCTGCTTGAGCAGGTCAAGGCCGGCATTGAGAAGGGCGAGCCCATCGTTGACGCGCCGCCGGCGACTGCTACGATCCGTGTCGAGAACGCCGACGGTTCGGCCACCGATCAGATCGTGCCGAACCCCGGCGTGACGGCGCCGGTCGCGCAGGACACGAGCAACTCCCAGGACGGCGGCGACGGCAAGCTCGCCACCGATTAAGAGGCAAGACCCATGGCCCGCGGGACCACTCTCGTCAAACTGCTGACGGACCTGCGGGCCGAGGTCAGTGCCTCGTTCAACCCCGCGCACAACGTTCAGGTGCGCGACATGCACGTCAATCTCCTGCAGCGCACGCAGGAGCGCCTTTGGGAAGACTTTGCCTGGCCGCACCTGCGCGTCGAGCGCGACATCCAGGTGCAGGCGGGGCAGCGCTTCTACGAGCCGCCCGAAGACATCGGCATCGACCAGATCGAGACCCTGCAGATCTTCGATTCGCAGGTCTGGGAGCCGGTCTGCGCGGGCATCGGCGCGCCGGAATACGCCGCTTTCAACAGCCAGCTCGACCAGCGCTCGTGGCCGCCGCGCCGCTGGCGCATCTTCGAATCCGAGCGGATCGAGCTCTGGCCGGTCCCGGATCAGAACGCCGATCTCGCGACGATGACCGGCTATCTCCGCGTCACCGGCATTCGCTTCCTGAAGCCGCTCGTCGCCGACGGCGATCGCGCTGATCTCGACGACCGGCTGCTGACGCTCTACGCCGCGGCCGAGCTCCTCGCCAAGACCGGCGCCAAGGACGCGCAATTGAAGCTCGACGGCGCTAACGCGCACTATGCCAAGCTGCGCGCCGGGTTGACGCCGCAGCGCCGCTTCCGCATGTTCGGGACCGGGCAGCACCAGGTCTCGCGCCGTCTCGTCGCGCGCTACACGCCGGTGCGTTGATGGCTACACTTTGGATTAAAGAACTTAAAGCAGGCCTAGACACTCGCCGCCTGCCGGTCACGTCGCCGGGCGGCGTGTTGATCGAAGCGGTGAATGGGCATATCAGCCGCGGCGGCGAGTTCGAGCAGCGCGCGGCGTTCGTGCCGGCCTATACGCTCCCTGCCGGCACGGTCGGTCTTGTTGCAACGCGCGATCAGTTGATCGTCTTCGGTAGCGATCCGGCGCCGTTCGGCCTGCCGCCCGAGATCACCTATCAGCGCCTGCAACACCCTGGCGGTCTACCGCTCGTGCGCGTGCTGTCGGAGGATCTTTACGCCAGCAAGGTCTACGCGGTCGGGCAGTTCTCCGACGATTCGATCTTCCATTTCTACGATGGCGTGCTGGTCCCCGATTGGTTCGACGGCAAGGCACGCGCATCGTTTCGCGTCGTTGATGGCTCCACATCGCCCGCCGTTGCCGCGACTGGCAGCTTTCAGATCACCAACGGTACGAGTTCCCCCGGCGTTAACCGCATCCCGGCAGTCGCCGTTGACGGCGTGACGATCACCGGCGGATCGGTCGATCACACCGGCAATAACAGCACGACCGCGACAGCGATTGCCGCGTCGATCAACGGTTTCACGTCGATTCCCGATTATACGGCGTCGGCATCCGGCGCGGTGGTGACGATCACGGCGGCCGTAACCGGCCCGGCGGCTAACGGCAAACTCGTCAACGCGCAGACCGCGGGCAACGTCGCGGTGCTCAATGTCCAGAACATGTCGGGCGGCGCCGATGCGATGATTGCTCAGCTGGACGCGCTAAAGGTCAATGGCGTCGACATCATCAACGGCCCGGTAGCTTGGCGCACGAGCAACACCGTGACGGCTGCCGCCATCGCCGATGCGATTGACAGCTTCGTCTCACCTCCGGATTACACCGCGGATGTGTTCGGTGACATGGTCAGCATCGTTGCCGTCGATCCTGGCACGGCGCGGAATGGTTTCGGGGTTGCCTTCTCTCTCAGCGGCGGTTTCGTGATTGAGGCACAAGGTAACTCGACGTCGCCGACGTTGACGATGCAGGGTGGTGTCGACAACGAGGGCAGTTTCGTGCCCGGCGCGTTCGTGCGCACCGTCGGATCCAAGATGTATTCGACGTCCGGTTCGAATCTGCACTTCTCCGGAATCCAGGCGCCGACGAAGTGGCAGACCGATACGGTCGGTGCCGGCTTCATTGACATGGCCTCGGAGACGTCGGGTGCCGAGAACCTGACGGCGCTGGCGCGCTACCAGAACTATGTCGCGGTGTTCGCCGAGGACGTCATCATCATCGAATACGTCGACCCCGATCCCGAGCTGAACAAGCAGGCGCAGGTGCTCGTCAACACTGGCACGCGCAGCCCTCGCTCGGTCACGCAGTTCGGCGACACCGACATTTTCTACCTGAACGAGAGCGGGCTGCGGTCACTTCGAGCGCGCGACAGCTCGAACGCCGCAGCGACCGAGGACATCGGCATCCCCGTCGACACGCTGATCTCGCTCGCCATCCAGGATCTCTCCACCGCCGAGCGTCGCCAGATCATCGGCATCATCGAGCCGCGCGACGGGCGCTTCTGGCTGTCGATCAAGGACCAGATTTTCGTCTTCAGCTACTTTCCGGGATCGGAGACAAGCGCATGGTCGATCTATCGCCCCAGCTGGCAAGGGTCCGAGTTCGAGGTCGAGAACATGGTCTCGCAGAACCGGCGTCTCTTTGTTCGCTCCGGCAATACGATCTATGCCTATGGCGGCCTCGGCGCGGCCCTTCAGTACGACGACACGCCCGCGATCGCCCGCATCCCGTATCTGAACGGGGACACGCCGACGCGGAAGAAGAACTTCACGGGCGTCGACGCGGCGCTTGAGGGTGTCTGGGAGGTCTATCTCGGAATGGACCCGAACAATCTCGATGCCCTCGACAAGGTGGCGGTGCTTGACCAGACGACGTTCGAATATGGCCGGATCGGCGCGCTCGGCAACGCGACGCATATGAGCCTGCGGATGGTGTCGAAGGGCAACGGGCCGCACAAGATCGGCTCCCTCGTGGTGCATTTCGAGAGCGCGGATGGTGAAGATTGAGTCGGCGACGGCGGCGGAGGTCTTCGCTGTCGCTTCGCGCATGCGAGACAAGGATGTGACCGAGTTCCTCGCGACGTCCCGCGCCGCGAACAAGGCCGAGCTCGTCGAGGCGCTTGTTCAGCGATTCGGCGACCGCGGCGAGGTGATGTGCGCCTACGCCGGCACGACGCCCGTCGCGATCGGCGCGTTGATCGAGCACCGGCCGAACGTCGCGTCGCTGCTCTTCTTCGCGACCGATCTCTTCCCGCTCGTCGCCTTTCCGCTGACGCGATGGATTCGGCGAGAGCTGTTCCCACGGCACAAGGCGGTCGGAATCCACCGGATCGAGTGCGTCTCCATAGATGGGCACGACGCGGCGCATAGATGGATCGACATGCTCGGTCTGAAGCATGAGGCGACGCTGCGCGGCTTCGGCAAGGGCGGCGAGACGTTTCAGCAATTCGCATGGGTGTCCGATGATGTTCGTTAGGCTCGCGCTCGAAGACGACCTGCAGGCGGTGCTGGACCTCGGCCGGGCGCACTGCGACGAGACGATGAACGGCGACGTCTTCAGCCCGGCGCGCGTCGAGGAGATCTTCCGCGCTTCCATCGCGACGGCCGACCCGACGATCTTCGTCGTCGAGGAGGAAGGGAAGGTTGTCGGGTTCCTGCTCGCCAGCATCCATCCCTATGACCACAAAGATGGATTTTTCACGATGCAGCGGGTAGTGTTCGTCCAGAAGGACAAACGGCGCACGCCCGCTGGAGCTCTTCTCATCCAGCATCTCGTCGACTGGAGCCGGAGGCTTGGAGCGGACGAGGTGTTCGGCGGGAACGGAAACGGGCATGAGTCGGATCGCGTTGCCGCGTTCCTTGAACGACAGGGGTTCGAGAAGGTCGGCTACTCGCTCGCGATCAGGTTGAAAGGATAAGGGCATGTGCGGAAAAGGCGGTGGTGACGGCGGCGCAGCCCAGGCCCGGGCGGATGAAGCGGCCCGGCAGATGCAGATCCGGCAGGGCACGGCGAAGATCAACAGCATCTTCAACGGCAGCTTCACGCCGGGCGGGCAGCAGCTCGATCTCGCGAACGCCGCCGGCGGCCGAACCTATTACACCGCCGACGGCAAGAAGTTGGACGTCGCCGCGAACGAAAACGCGCTTGATGCCTACGCCCGGCGCGCTCTGGCGGACTTCGGCGGCGACGTCAACAATGCGCAGCAGATCGCCATCACGAAGGGCAATCTTGCCGGACACAAGGTGTTCACCGAAGGCAAGGAGACGGGCGGCTTCGGCGACGAGTTCTTCGCCAAGCAGCGGCAGGGCTTCCTCGACTATGCGACGCCGCAGCTGGAGGATCAGTACGGCGACGCGCAGAAGCAGCTCACCTTCGCGCTCGACCGATCCGGCAACCTCGACAGCTCGGCGCGTGGCAGCAAGACGGCGGCGCTTCAGAAGTCCTACGACCTCAACAAGCAGCAGGTCGCCGATCAGGCGCTCTCCTACGAGAGCCAGGCGCGCAACTCGGTCGAGGACGCTCGCGCTGGTCTCATCGCGTCGCTGAACGCCGCCGGCGATGCGACGGGCGCGGCCAACTCGGCGCTCGCGCGCTCGGCGGCCCTCTCGACACCGCCGTCCTACAGTGCGCTTGGCAGCCTCTTCACAGACTTCACGTCCGGGCTCGGCGCGCAGGCGGCGGCGGAGAAGGCCGAGGCGGCGAGCAACGGCGGCTACAAGGCGCGCTACAACACAGGGCTCTTCGGCGGAACGAACAAGTCCGTCAAGGTCACACGATAGGAGCCCCAGATGTGCGATCCGTTCACTCTTGCCGGTGTCGCCCTTGCGGGCGCTTCCGCCGCCGCCAATTCCGCCGCGCAGTCGAAGGTGCAGAAGGCGCAGCGCGGCGCCATGGAGGCCGAGCGTCTTCGCCAGAGCCAGCTGCAGCAGGAGGCGAACGCCATCAACGCGCAGAGCCAGGACCGCTACAAGGACTTCGACGTCAAGCAGGAGGAGAACGCGTCGGAACTGACGGATCTCTTCCAGGCGCAGGCGACGCCGCTTGAGGCGCCGGCGGACGCCAACTCGGCGACGTTCATGCCGCAGTCCTCGTCGAACATCACGGTCGCCGAAGAGGGCAACCAGCGCGCCGACGCGCGCAAGTTCACGGATCAGCAGGGCGCCGCGCTCGGCCAGCTTCGATCGTTCGGCGACCTGCTCGGCGGGATCGGGCGCGACCAGGCGCGTGACGCCGGTCAGATCGGGCAGATCGGCGGCTTCATGCGCGGCTCGTCTTCGGTGCTGCCTTACGAACTCGAGGCCGCGCAGAGCAAGGGGTCCGGGCTCAAGTTGTTCGGCGACATTCTTGGCGGCGCCGGCGGGATCGCGACCAAGGCCGGTATCAGTGGGGGCTCCATCGGGAGCCTGTTCGGGGGACGATAATGCCCATCTACAACAACCCCGCGATCGGGCAGGCATTCGAAAACCTCGCCGGCATGTTCGCCCCGCCGTCCGGCCAGGACGCGGCGGCGTGGGCGGCCGCGAACGCCAAGAACGCTGAAGCGCAGCGTCGGGCAGAACTTTACGCCGGCGCTGCGGGGGATCCCGACCGGCAAGCGGTCATCGCCGATCTCTACGATCCGACGCAGAGCTATCACGCCGTCGGGCTGAACAACGCCGCGACCCTGCGGGGGCAGGATGTCGCCGCACAGACGTCCATCGCCAACAATGCCGCCGACAACGCTCGTGCGCGCTATGGTATCGACGTCGGCAGCGGTGACGCGCGCTACGGCGTTGATGTCGGTGCGCGCACTTCGATCGCCAATAACGCCGCCGATAATGCGCGCGCTTTGCAGGATCGGACGCTGCAGGAGCAGGGTTCGCTGGAACGCCTCTTCGCAGCGCCTATCACAGTGGCGCGCGGCGCGCGGACATTTCTGCCCGGGCAGACGGCCGCGGCGACGGGTCTGTCGCCGGTGCTCGACGGGCCAGCGGCGCCGCTGAACGAAAGCGAGACGATCGCTACGGTGCTGCAGGGCATGCGGCCCGAAGATCAGCAGCGCATCATCGAGCAGAAGTACGCCATGAGCGGCGACCAGGTGAAGGGCGACATTCTCCGCACGCTGGCGGGCTCGGGCAATCTTTCGCAGGACCAGATCAACCGGGCGGCCGGCATCTCGGATCCCGACGTCGAGAAAGTCGTCGGCGAGGACGGCAAGCCGGTCTTCGCGACGCGCACCGACGCCATCGGCAAGCAGGCGTTCGTCAACGAAGGCGCGCAGGCCGCGCCGCAGCTGCGGAACTACCAGACGTCGGATGGCCGGAACGGCAACGCGGTCTACGACAACGGTCGCGGGACGTGGGTCGACACGACAACGAAAGTGCCGCTGCCTGAAGGCTCGACGCTCTACACGGGCGAGCTTAGCGGCGGTGGAGCTGAAACGGGCTTCGGCCCGCAGAAGCCGAACCTCGTCGCGGCGACGAACCTCGAGGCCTCGCTCGACTCCGCCCAGCAGCTCTCCGGCAACCTGCGCGGTATCCTTGCGCAGAACGCCAACGTCGCCGGTATCCCAGGCCGCGTGAAGGGCATCGCGCAGAGCCTGGCGTCCAGCGCCAATCAGGTGCTCGGCGCCTACGGGCCCGAGCTGCCGATTTCCGCCGATACGCTGGAGCAGATCAAGGCTGCGGCAGCCCGGGCAACGCCGCCCGGCTCGCCGAACTACGACGCCAACATCGTGCGGCTGCAGTCCGGCCTCTACGATCTCGCCTACATGCGCGCGCAGATCAACAACCCGACCGGCGAGGTCTCGCGCCAGGCGTTCGATCGCGCCATGGAGTCGCTCGGCCAGTCCGTGCTGTCGTCGCAGGAAGATCTCTCGACGGCGCTCGACGCTTTCGAGAAGGACACGATCGCGATCGGCCGGACGAAGGTGCAGAGCCTGCGCGGGCAGCGCGAGGGTAGCGACACCGTCGGCCGGTCGCAGGTGACGCGCGACCCCGCAGCCGATACGGTGGCGCCAGCGAGCGGCGCGCCGAAGCGGATGCGCTGGAACCCGGCTACGGAGTCCTTTGAATGATCGAGATCGAAGGCCCCGACGGCGTCGTCTACGAGTTCCCCGAAGGAACACCGCAGGACGTCATGGCGAACGCCATGCGCAAGCAATACGCCGCATCGGCGCCGGCCGTGCCCGTCAACACGACGCCGATGCAGGACGGCGTCCCCGTGGGCGGTGTCGGTTCCGTCGCGCCGACGGCAACGCCGGTGGCGGGCGCCGCGCCTCAAACGCTCGGTTCCTACGCGACTGACACCGCGAACATCGGCATCGAAGGCGCGCGCAAGGGCATGTCCGGCATTCTCGGCGCGCCGGTCGATCTCGTGAACGCCGCGCCGATGGTCGCGAACCTGATCCCGGGCGTCGATGGCGTCGGCCCGATCTCGCAGAGCCCCGTCATGGGTTCCGAGTTCATCGACACCGTCATGTCCGGCTTCGGGGCGATCCCCGACGCGCCGAAGCCGCAGGACCCGCTGCAAAATATCGTCGGCCGCGTCGGTCAGGAGATCGGCGCGACGATCCCGATCGTCGGCGCGGGCGGTATGATGGCGGCGCGCGGCGTCGATGCCGTGCGCCAGATGAACCCGATCGCCCGCACGATCGCCGAGCCGATGGCCGTTGCGCCGGCGCAGGCCGCCGGGCGCGAGGCGACTTACGCCGTGGCGTCGGGCGCCGGCGCCGGGCTCTCGAACGAGATGGCTGGAAACCCACAGCAGGGCGACAACTTCTGGTCCGACATGATCGGCTCCATCATGGGCACGGCGGCGACCGCCACGGCTGGCGGCGCGCTCGGCGCGGCCGGCAATGCGCTCGCCGGCGCGACCGGCAACGCGAAGTTCGTCAGCGACGTGGCCGGCGAGGACGTCGCCTTGCGGCTGGCGGCCGCCTCCTCCGATCTCGCGAGCCAGTTCGAGCGCACCGGCCGCCCGGTCGATGCGCGCGGCCTCGCCGCCCAGCTGCGCCGGCCGTCCGCCGTCGAGCAGGCGGTGCCGGGCTACCAGGCCAATATCGGCGACCGCTCGGGCGACGCCGGGCTCTCGACCTTCGCCTTCAACCAGGACGGCATCGCCCCCGGCGCCGCTAACGCGCGACGCGCCGGCAACCAGCGCGCCGTCGACACGCGGATCGAAGGGCTCGACCCCGGCGGCGATCCCGCGCGCTTCCGCGCCGCGCTCGAGGCGTCACGCGATCAGCGCGTCGCCGAGATCTCGTCGGGCGTCGACGTGGCGCGCATCGCCTTCGATGACATGGCGCAGGATCTGCTGCCGACGATGCCGGACGCGACGGCCCGCGGCTCGTCGCTGCGCGGCGCGCTCGCCGATCCCTACGCCGCCGCGCAGGCGCAGGTTCGCGAGGCCTACGCGCCGATCAACGACGCGACGGTCCCGGTTGACGTGGCGCCGCTCGCCGAGACGTTCGCCGCGCGCACCGAGGCGCTGCCGACGAACGACCGCCAGCGCTTCCTGCCGGCGGAGGCTGGTGTGCCGCGCCAGCTCGTCGAGCCTGCCGTGCCGCCGAGCGAAAGCGCCATTCTTGGCCCCGACGGCCGCCCGCTCATCCGCCCGGGCACCCCGGCAACGGGCGTCGTGCCGCTGAACGAGGTGACGTCGCTGCGCAGCGGTCTGACGGACGACGTGCGCGCCGCGCGCGCCGCGCCGGGGCAGGCCAACAAGGCGCGCGTCGCCGACGACTACCGCCGCGACGTCGATCAGTTCATCGGCGACAACGTGCCCGAAGAGTTGCAGCAGGCGCTGGGCAACGCCCGGAACACCCGCCGCGACGTCGCCGATCGCTTCGAGCGCCCCGGCACCGGCGTCGCCGCCGCGCTGCAGACGCGCGAAGGCGGCGGCTATGCGCTCGACGACAGCGCCGTGCCCGGCCGTCTCATCCCCGGCAGCGATCAGGGCAACCTGACGGACTACCGCGCGATGATGCGCGAGGCCGGGACGGACCCGCGTGCACGCACGGCCGTCACCGACGAGATCCTGTCGCGCGTGCAGCGCGGCGGCCTGATCGAACGGCCGGAGAACCTGCAGCGGTTCATGGAATCGAACAACGTTGTGCTCTCCGACTTCCCGGAGCTGCGTACGCGGCTCAAGGACGCCGGCGCGTCGCGCGCCACGCTGCGTGCGCTGGAGCGCGTCGGCGGCGAGGTCACGCGCGACCTGACGACGCCGGGGCGCTCGGCGACTGCCAGCTACCTGAAGTTCGGCGACGAGGCCTCGCGCGACGCGATCCGCAATCTGACGAGCGGCCCTCGCCCGGCCGAGGCGACGCGCGAACTCCTCGAGCAGGCCGGCGGCTCGGTCGAGGCGCGGCAGAACCTGCGCGGCGCCTTCTGGGAAACCGTGCGCGACAAGAAGAAAATCGCCGCAGGCGCGGATGGCGAACGTCGTTGGAGCTTCCGCGAGCTCGGCGAGATCTTCCGCGATCCGAAGACGAATGCCGTCGCCGACGAGCTGTGGGCCGATCGCCCGGAAGATCTCGCTGACATCCGCGAGGTCTTCGATTCGCTCGCGACCGCCGAGGGCAGCCAGCGCATGCGCGCGGCGGGCTCGTCCGGCACCGGGCAGATTCTGAAGGGCGGCAGCGATCCGTCGCTGACGGCGACGCGCATCGCTTCCGACATGCGCTCGGTCAACCGCGGGCAGCTGTCGCCGACGGTCGCCGGTATCGGCCTCCTGTCGACGTGGCTGCGCAACCGCTCGCGCCAAGTCCAGAGCCGGGCCATCGACACGATCGCCTCGGCGGCCGTGAACAACCCGGATCTCGCCGCCGATCTTCTGGAGAAGTTCAACCCGGCCGACTTCGCCGCCAAGCGCCGGATGCTGACGCAGAAGTACGGCGTGCGCGTCACGCAACTCGTCAACCTTCTCGACGAGGCGTATAACGAGGACGAGACGAACGACGCGGTGATGGAGCCGAACTGATGGCCGAATACGTTCGATATGCGAACCAGGGCGCCACCCGAAATCTGCCGCTGGACCCGCGTCTGGTCAACGCCTTCTCGTTCCTGCCGGAGCTCGGGCTCGCGATGGAGGTGTTCTCCGGCGGGCAGCCGGCGAAGGGCAGCGGCGGTGCGCGCGTCGGCTCGGTGCGCCACGATCACGGCGGCGCGGCGGATGTCTACTTCCACCAAGGCAACCGGCGGCTCAACTGGGCGCAGCAGGCCGACATCCCGATCTTCCAAGACATCGTGAAGCGCGCGGCCGCAGCTGGCGTCACCGGCTTCGGCGCGGGCCCAGGCTACATGCGCGAAGGCTCGATGCATGTCGGCTTCGGCTCGCCGGGCGTCTGGGGTGCCGGCGGGCGCGGGGCAACGGCGCCGGAGTGGCTGCGCGCGGCCTATGGCGGCGGGGCCAAGTCCGCGCCGACCCAGACGGCCGCAACGTCGTCGCGCGCCCTTTCGCCCGAGCCGATAACGCAGCAGCCCGGCATCCAGCCCGGGACCGCTGCGCCGGCGGTGTTCGGCGACATCGTGGCTCCGACGCCCGTGCAGACGGTGCCGGTCGGGCCGGACTTTGGCTCGTTCCTGGCATCGCTCCAGCAACGCAAGGCCGCAGAAGCCGAGGCGCAGGCCGCCGATCAGACGCGGAAGGCCGCGCTGTTCGGGGACAGCCTGTTCGGCATATACGGGTAAAACAAAGCACAAAGGACAAAGATATGCCCCGTTGGATCAAAGGTATCCAGACTCACTACATGGGCGCCTTCACGGTCGCCAATCTCCCGACCGTGGGCGTCAACCCGGGCGACACGGCCTACGCGACGAATGGCCGTGCCGCGGCCCAAGGCGCGGGCGCCGGCACGGGCGTTCAGGTGTTCCGCAACAACACGCCGGCATGGATCGCCGTCGATAGCGGCGCGGTCGTCACGGCGTAGGGACAACTTGTCCCAAATGCGTTGACTTGGGACAAGTTGTCCCATAATCATGGCGGATCACCACACGGAGATCCGCCATGGAAACTGTCGTTCACATCTTGCTGGGTTCAGTCATCGGAACAGCAATCGGACTGGCGATCCTGTTCGGCATCGTCATTCCCATTCTGAAGCGCCTCGGCTTCGGCCTCTGAGACGCGGTCGTGTTCGACACGCAGCGCTTCCTCAACGATCAGATTGGCGAACCCACGAAGATGGAGCCCCTGTTCCGTGCCTACGGAATGGAGGCGCCGCGTTTCGAAGCCGTGCGCAAATGGTATCAGCGCGGTTCGATCCCGGCGGACTGGTTCGTGCTGATCCTCTGCGTTATCGAGCTCGACAAGGGCGAACCCGTCCGGCTGGCGCCCTATGTCAGCTGACGTGATCGAGATCGTGCTGCTCGGCGCGCCGCGGGCGAAGGGTCGCCCTCGCATGGCGGCCGGCGGGACGCACGCCTACACCGACGTCAAGACCCGATCCTACGAAGCGGCGCTGCGCTATGCAGCGATCGAAGTGATGGGCGACCGCCCGCCGCTCGAAGGCCCGCTCGAACTCGAGATGACGGTGAAGGTACCGATCCCGAAGTCTTGGCCGAAGAAGCGTCAAGCTGACGCGCTGGCTGGCCGGATCCGCCCGACGTCGAAGCCCGATTGGGACAACTTCGGAAAGGTGATCGATTCGGCCAATCTCGTGGTCTGGGTCGACGACGGGCAGATCGTCGATGGCCGCGTCCGCAAGTTCTACAGCGACAAGCCAGGCATGTTCATCAAGGTCTGGCCCCTCACCACCACGAACGAAGGAGCATTCGGATGAAAATTGGCGACATCATAAAGCATCGCAGCAAAAACCTCGCGGGCATCGTTCACGGGTTCAGGGACCCGGATTACGTGCTCTTACTAACAGTCGACGGGCTGCATTGCGGCATCAAAGAGTTTTTCGAAGTTGTGCATTTCCAATCAACGCCATGGCCCGACCAGGAAAAGTCCACCGAAGGGCGCAAGGACGACATCGGCAAGGATCCGTGGCGTCTGTTCCCGTGGGATGCCGCCCGGGCGATCGTCAAGGTGCTGGCGTTCGGCGCCGGCAAGTACAGCGAACGCAACTGGGAAAAGGGCATGGACTGGTCGCGCCCGTTCGATGCCTGCATCCGGCATATGACGGCGTGGTGGGAGGGCGAGAAGGCCGATCCCGAGACAGGCATGTCGCATCTCTGGCACGCTGGCTGCTGCGTCATGTTCCTGATCGCCTACGAGTTACGCGGCATCGGGCGCGACGATCGCCCCGGCAGCGAAAAAGACGCTTGACACCCACCGCGGGCTCGTCAATATAGCGACACACAAGCGCATACATTGACTGATCGAACTGGAGGGCCGGAGCGCCATGAACATCACGAGACAAATTCACGTCAAGACTGTCTACGTCGGCTTTAACGGCCGCGAGTTTGAGACGAAAGAATTGGCCCGCCTCTCGTTCGTCCGAGAGGATTTGGGTAAGATCCTGATGGGCGACCAAGTGCATTACGAGTTTGAAAGCGGCACGGCGGCAGACGCGCTTATTGCCAACGCTGACCTCGTCATTGAACTGCTAAACGCTGCTCGCGGAAAATGATTCCGCTGCCCACCCAGATCACGGGCGCCCGGTTCCTCGCAGAGCGCAAGCACGCCCTGCTGGCGGACGCTCCGCGCGTCGGCAAGACCGGAACGGCGATCATCGCCTCCGACATCGTTCTGGCCGACACGATCCTCATCGTCACGACGGCCTCGGGCCGCGGCGTCTGGCGAAAGGGCATGGCGGACTGGTCCGCCATGGGTCGCACGGTCGAGATCATGACGCCGGCGAACGCTTCCAAGGTCACGGCCGACGTCGTGATCGTCGGGTGGCCGTCGATCTCCGACCCGAAGGTCCGCTCGGCGCTGCTGCGGCGCAAGTGGGCGCTGCTGATCTCCGACGAAGATCATGCGGCGAAGAACTTCGAAGCCAAGCGGACACAGAGCCTCTACGGCACGCTCTACGAGAACGGCTCAAGACTGCTGACGAGCTACGCATTGATCTCGCGTGCCGAGCGAGTCTGGTGCCTCACCGGCACGCCGATCCCGCACTCGCCGGCCGACATGTTCCCGAGGTTGCGCGCCCTGGCGCCGGAACGTCTCTACGCCAACGCCGAGCGCGGCTGGCCGAACGTCATCGGCGCCGACGATTTCCTTCACCGCTACTGCGTCGTGCGGATGAAGAAGATCAGCCAGTTCAACCATATTCCGGTTATCGTCTCCGGCCAGAACGAGGCCGAGCTGCGCGACCGGATCGAAGGCTTCTACCTGTTGCGGACCCAGGCCGACGTCGGCATCCGGCCGCCCGTCTACGAGACGCTGCCTCTCGTCGTGTCCGACAAGATGCGCCGCGAAGCGGACGGCGCGCTCGACCGGACGTCGGTGCTCGACGCCGCATCGAAGGGCGACACCCGTGCGCTTGAAATGCATCTCGGGCCGCTGCGCCGGCTGACGGGCGAGATCAAGGCCCACGCCGTCGCCGAGGCCGTGCGCGACGAGTTCGACGGCGGGCTCGACAAGATCGTGCTGATGTACTGGCACAAGGACGTCGGCGCGATCCTCAAGGAAGCCCTCGCCAAGTTCGGCGTCGTCGGGATCGACGGCTCGACGCCGCCAAGCAAGCGCGACGAGGCGGTCGCCCGGTTCAACGATCCGAAGGGGCCGCGCGTGTTCCTCGGGCAGATCGTGGCGGCCGGCGAGGCGATCGATCTCAGCGCCGCAGCAGATCTGATCTTCGTTGAGACCAGCTTTACACCAAAAGACCAGGCTCAAGCGGCCTTGCGCATCACGAATCACACCCAAACCCGGCAAGCCAGAGTCCGGGTCGCGACCCTCCAAGGGTCGATCGACGAGGCGATGCAAGCGCGCCTCATAACACTGTGGACAACCATCAGAAAGGTCCTCACCACATGAGCCTGAAAATCGAGATCACCGCCCATCCCGACTTCGGGGATCTACGGGAGCAGATCGAAGTGTCGATGCGCGCTCTGGGCTTCACCCGGGAAGTCGGCGTAACATCTTATGCCGTCACAGCGTCAGACATTATCGACATGGCGAAAGAGTACAAAGACGCCATGCCGAAGCCCTACGAAGAGACCGGCATCGACGAGGCCATCGACACCCAGGACGCGGGCGACTACCAGCCCGGCGACGAGGTGCAGGTCGAGCCCGAAGAGACGCAGCGGGCGAACAATCCGCCCGCCCGCGAGCGCGGCAAGCCGTCGCCGGGCAAGCGGAAGCGCACCGCTGCCGAGGTCGCCGAGGACGAGCGCTACGAACATCAGCTGAAGGAAGCGCAAGACCGGCAGGCGCGTGACGAAGTCGCCGCCATCTCGACCGGCGACGAGCGCGTCGGGCCCGAAGACGACGCCGCGGTCGCGGAGGCGGATGCCGCCGACGAGGCGGCCGAGGCCGAAGCGACGTCGAAGGGTGAGCTGACGCTCGACGACCTGCGCGCCGCAATGGGCCGCTACCAGAAGAAGTTCGGAATGGCGGCGGCGACCACCGACATTCCGGCACTGCTGGGCTGCGCGCCGGCCCAGGTGCCCGCCGACCAGATCGGCGCCGCGATCGCCAAGATCGACGAGGTGATGGGCCGCGAGGTCGAGAAGGCCGCCGAGCCTGTCGCGTCGAAGGACGATGTCGTCAAGGCGATGCTCGCCTATGTCGCCTTCGCTGACGGCGACACGGCCGATCCGACCGACGCGACGACGATGCCCAAGGCCAACGAGGACTTCGGCAAACTGTTCACGATGGTCTTCGGTTCGGGCATCACGAAGCTGTCGCATATCCCGGCGACGCCCGAGGCATGGGGCAAGACGCTCGCCGGCATCCAAGAGATGCGGATGAAGGATCCGTTCGGGCGGAGGGCAAAGTGATGGTCGTCGGCTGGCCTCAGGGCATCTATCTCGCGCTCGTCGCAATGAGCATCGGCGTCTCTCTAGCTCGTTTCGGGCAGAGCAAGCAGGGCACTTACGGATGGACCGAAATGCTCGTTTCACCGGCCATCGCGCTGGGACTGCTCTATTGGGGCGGGTTTTTCGGTGGCTGACCACTCCGCCCGCGCGCACGCGCATTGGTCCGCCTCGGCGACCGCTCGCAACTGGCATTGCCCAGGCGCTCTCACTCTCGGCGCTGACGCCCCCCGCTCGTCTTCGGTCTACGCCGACACCGGGACCGCCGTTCACGAGGTGTCGGAGCGGTGCTTGCGAAACGGCGAGCATGCGTCCGCTTATCTCGGCACGACGCAGCGGGTCGGCAATCGCGACATCCTATTCGATCAGGACTGTGTGGATTCGGCGCAGACCTACGTCAACTACTGCAGCATCCGCATCGTCGAGGCGGAGCGGCAGGGCGGCGCTTGGTGGCTGGAGGAGCGCTTCGATCTGGCGCCGATCCATCCGCCCTTCGAAGCCGGCGGGACGGGCGACATGGTCGCCTACTTCCCGGCCGATCGGCTGCTCGAGATCATCGATCTCAAGAACGGCCGCGGCGTCGTCGAGGTCAACGGCAACAAGCAGCTTCGGACCTATGGGCTTGGTGCGTTGCTGACGCACCCGACGCTCGACGTCGACCAAGTGCGCGTCACGATCGTTCAGCCGCGTGTCCATCACGCGGACGGGCGGACACGCTCCGAGACCTTCACGGTCGGCGAGCTCGTCGAATGGACGGTCGATCTCCTCGCCGCCATGAAGCGATCGGCGCAGGCGGCGGCAGAGTTCGGCGCCGAAGACTGGGCCGAGAAGTGGCTCGCGCCGGGCAACTGCACCTTCTGCCCGGCGGAAGGCTTCTGCCCGGCGCTGAAGTCGAAGGCGTTGGCCGTCGCCGACGTATGGTTCGAAGACTCGGCGCCGCGCCCACGCTACGACCCGACGCAGATGAGCCCGGAAGAGCTGGCGAAGACGCTAGACCTTCTGGATCAGCTGGAGAGCTGGATCAAGGCGGTTCGGTCCTACGCCCACACGAAGGCGGAGGGTGGCACCGAGATCCCCGGCTACCAGCTTGTCGCCAAGCAGGCGCGCGATCGGAAGTGGGAAGGCGATCCGCTCTACAAGCTTCGCGAACTCGGTCTGTCCGACGACGACATATTCACTGCGCCGGAGCTGAAAAGCGTGGCGCAGATCGAGAAAGCCCTCGGTTCCAAACGGAAGAAGGAAATCGAGGGCCTTTGGCACAAACCGGAGCTCACGGGGACGAATCTCGTGTCGGTCGCCAAGACGACCCGGCCCGCCGTGCAGAGCACAGCGGATCGGTATTTTGAACCTGAAACGGAGAGCTGAAAATGGCTGCCAAGAAGATGTTCCGCACCGAGGACATGAAGACGCCGATCGCGCGTCTCTCCTACGCCCAGACGTTGTTCAAGCCACGCGCGGCGAAGAACAGCACCGTCGAGAAGTACGGCTGCACGTTGATCTTCCCGAACAAGGACCGGGCCGCGCTGGAGGAGATGGTCCGCAAGTGCATCGTCGGCGAGTGGGGCGACAAGGGCCTCGACATGGCGTCGAAGGGCCTGATCAAATCCCCGCTGCTCGCCGGTGACGGCAAGGAAGCTCGGTCGAAGGAGACGGGCGAACTGCATCCGGGCATGGGCTCCGACGTGTTTTTCATCCGCACGCAGTCGATCTACGAGCCGGCCGTACGCTATCGTTCCGCCAACATCCCGGCGACGCCGGAGGAGGTCTACAGCGGCTGCTTCGGGTTCGGCGTTGTGAACGTGTTCGCTTGGTACAACCAGGAAAACGGCAACGGCGTGTCGTTCGGGATCCAGTACTTCCAGAAGACGGCCGACGGCGAGAAGATCGGCGGTGGAGGCGGCGTCGATACGTCGAAGTGGCACGAGACGGTCGAGAGCAGCGACGCGCCGGCCGAGACGAAGGGCGGCGCCGGGGCCGGCGGGCTGTTCGGCTGACGACAAGCGCGGCGGCCTCCGGGCCGCCGTTCCTTCTCACCACGGAGAACGACATGGAGCGGTACTATTGGGAGCGCATGAACGCTGGATTGAATCCCTGCGTGATCTTTGATCGCACGAAGGAATCGGCATGGCGGCAGCACTTGGCAGTCGCTCGAACGGATTACGAAGCGGCCGATATCTGCAATGCTCTGAACCTGCAACTTGCCGCCAAGAAGGCGGCGGAGAAAGGTGACGGCGATGCTCTACACCCCTGACATGATCGCGCGGCGCATCGTCCGCGTCATCCAGCCCCTCGTCGCGCCGGTCACGGCCGGCGGGGAGGCGAAGCTGATCCGCAAGCGCATGCGTGACGCCATCGTGCCGGTGCTGCGCGAGATCGGGATCGATAACGACGCGACGGTCGCCGAGGCCGACGCGCGCACCGTCTCGGCGGAGACGACGATGGCGCAGATGCAGGCGTCCGAGCGGGCCGACGCCGATCGCCGCGTCGAGGCCCAGAAGACGCAGGACGCCGCCAACTGCCGGGCGCTGCGCCAGGCCGACGCGACGTCCGCCGACATGGCGAAGACGGCAGCGGTCGCCGCCGCGCGCCAGGAGGAGAAGGACGCCTGCGCATCGCTGCGCCAGTCCGATGCGACCGCGGCGACGAAGGCACGCAACGACGCTGTGGCTGCGGCGCGCTCGGACGAGCAGCAGAAGTGCGCCACGTTGCGTGCCCAGGACGCCGCGGCGGCCGGCGCGGCGCAGACGAGCGCGGTGAACGCCGCCAAGGCCGCAGAGCAGCAGAAGTGCGCAACGCTGCGCGCCCAGGATGCGGCGGCCGCTGCAACCGCGCAGACGAACGCTGTCGCCGCGGCTCGAGCCGAGGAGAAGGCGGCGGCCGCGACGGCCCAAGCCAACGCCGTGGCCGCCGCGCGCACCGACGAGCAGCAGAAGTGCGCAACGTTGCGGGCGTCCGACGCTGCGGCCGCCGAGACGAAGCGGCTGGCGGATGTCGCCGCGGCCCGCAAGTCCGAGCGCACGATCATTCTCGGCGAGATCAACGCCGCGCCCGTCACCGGCATCACGATCGGCCTGACGCTGTTCGCTGCGTCGATGCGCGAGCAGATCCGCACCTACGTCTCGAAGGGGCCTTACTGATGCCCGTATCCAATCAGTCGTTCAATTGCTGGACCGTGCCGCAGATCGCCTACGCCGGGGCTCTGTGGCGGCAGAACTTGTCGGCCGAGCGCATCGCCGACGCTCTGGCCGATCGGTTCGAGATCATCGTGTCGAAGAACTCGGTTCTCAGCATCGCGCGCAAGAACCGCGACCTGATGCCGATCAAGAGCGGCGAAGCACGCCGGGCCGCGATCGCCGCCGGGCGCCAGCACTATGAGAGGACGGGACGATGATGGACTGGCCGACATACCTGATGGGCGCCGCTCTAGTCGAGCACGGACCTTTTATATTTAGAGGTGCGGCATGAGCCGGAGTCGCCCTTACACCAACCCCGAAATTCGTCGCATCGCGGAACAGTGGCGATCCGGGGCGTCAATAACTCTGATCGCCTGCGACCACAACAGAACGGCTACGGGCATCAAGATGCTGGCGCAACATAATCGGGATCTCTTCCCGCCACGACCGGGTGGCGCCCCTCGGCGAATCAACTACGAAAGAGCCGCGAAAATGCAAGCGGAAGGGTTCTCCTTTTCGGAGATAGCAAGACGGTTCGGAGTCACAGACGTCGCCGTTCGCTACGCCTTGAACGCGAGTGTCAGACGAAACCGACCGAGGCAATCTAACAGAGGAGCGGCGATGTGATGGACTGGCCGACATACCTGATGGGCGCCGCGCGCCACGCCACGTTGAAGTCGAAGGACACGACGCAGGTCGGCGCTGTCCTCGTCACGCCCGAGAACGCGGTTATCCTGACGGCCTACAACGGGCCGCCGAGAGGCGTCATCGACAGCCCGGAGCGTCGCGAGCGCCCGGCGAAGTACCTCTTCGCCAGCCACGCTGAAGCGAACCTGATCGCCTTCGCGGCACGGGAGGGCATCCGCACGAAGGGCTGCACCGTCTACGTGACGCACTTCCCGTGCTCGAGCTGCGCGCGGACGCTGATCCAGGCAGGGATCGCCTGCGTCAGGGCGGGCGACGGAACGACATCGATGCCGCCGGAAGAGTTCGACGCGGCGCGCGCCATGTTTGCGGAAGCGGGCGTTCGATGGGCATGAAGGTCTCCGTCGATTTCGAGACGCGCAGCCCTGTCGACCTCAAGACACATGGCGCCTTCGTCTATTTCGAGCACCCGCAGACAACCGTGCTGATGGCCGCCTACCGGATCGACGATCAGCCGATCCGCATCTGGACCTACGACCAGCCGCGGCCGGAAGATCTCTGCGCCGCGATCGCCGCCGGGGCGACGATCCACGCCTGGAATGCTCAGTTCGAAACGCTCGGCTTCATGTTGCTGGCCGACCGGCAGGGCTGGCCGCGGCCGCGCTATGACCAATTCGTCGATACGGCGGCCGCAGCCGCCGCGATGGCGCTTCCCCGCAAGCTCGGCGACGCGGCGGCCGCGTTGGATCTCGACGTTCAGAAGGACAAGGAAGGGCAGCGGCTGATCCGCAAGTTCTCCATCCCTCGCCGCGCGCGCAAGGACGAGACGCCCGGCCTCCACTGGAACGAGCCGGCCGATCATCCCGCCGACTTCGAGCTCTTCAAGTCGTACTGCATCCGCGACGTCGAGACGGAAGAGGCCGCCGCCAAGCGTCTCGTGCCGCTCTCCGATGCCGAACAGCACCTGTGGTTGCTTGACCAGGAGATCAACCGGCGCGGGATCCGCATCGACCGCACATCGGCGCGCGCGGCGATCGCGCTCGCCGACAAGTCGAAGCGCCTGCTCGACCGCGAGATGCGGCTCGTTACCGGGGGCTTCGTCGGGAAATGCTCGGAGCCGGGCAAGCTCGTCGAGTGGGTGCAGGCGCAGGGCGTCACGATGAACACGGCGCAGAAAGCGGAGATCACCGACCTGCTCGACCGCAAGGATCTGCCGCCGGCCGTGCATCGCGCCGTCGAGCTGAGGCAGGAGGCGGCGAAGACGTCCGTGTCGAAGCTGCAGGCGATGCTGAACCGCGCCAGCGATGACGGCCGCGTGCGTGGCTCCTTCATGTACCATGCGGCCTCCACCGGCCGGTGGCAGTCATCGGGCGTGAACTTCGCCAACATGCCGCGGCCGCGGCGGTGCTTCGATAGCGCCAAGGTGCGCCTTGGGCCGCTCTTCGACGCCTTCCGCGCGGAAGACCCGGAGTGGCTGAAGACGCTCTACGGCGACGAGCTCGGCCGCCCGCTGCACCTCGTATCCGACGCGATCCGTGGCTTCATCTGGTCGGCGCCCGGCCACGACCTTGTCCAGGCGGACTACAGCGGCATCGAAGGTGCCGTCGCGGCCTGGCTGGCGCGCGAGCGGTGGAAGGTCGAGGCACTGCACGAGATCCTGCTTGATCCGTCGCTGCCCGACATGTACCGGCGCACGGCGGCCGGCATCATGAACATGTCGACCGACGTCATCGACAAGAAGCATCCGCTGCGCCAGTCCGTCGGTAAGACGTCGGAACTGGCGCTAGGTTTCGCCGGCGGCGTCTCGGCCTTCTACACGATGGCGAAGAACTACGGCGTCGATCTCGACCCACTTTACGCGCCGGTGTGGGCGGCGGCCGACGAGGAACGCCGTGCCAAGGCGATGAAGCGCTGGGAGAAATGCGTGAAGTCCGGCGACAGCCGATCCGACGTCCTGTCGCGGGAAGCCTGGATCGCCTGCGAGATCATCAAACATGGCTGGCGCGAGACGAACCCGATGATCGCGGCCGGCTGGAAGGCCTGCGAGAACGCGATCCGCGAGGCCATCCAGAACCCCGAGCGCGTCGTCGAAGCGCTGCGCTGCGCCTACGTGGTCAAGATGGGGTTCCTGTGGTGCCGGCTGCCGTCGGGCCGCTGCCTCGCCTACGGGTCGCCGAAGCTGAAAGATCAAGTCTGGGCGCGCAGGCTGCTCGAAGACGGCAGCTGGGGCGAATCCGAGACGATGGACCGCGACGTGGCCGAACGCCTGTCGGTGAAGGGCCTCGTCAAGATCGAAGGCGAGACGTCGCCCAAGGCGACCGTGCTCGGCGTCAACAGCGCCACGAAGAAGTGGGAACGCTTCGCGCTCTATGGCGGGCTGGCGTTCCAGAACATGGTTCAGGCGATCGCCCGGGATCTGCTGACGAACGGCATGCTGCGCGCCGAGGCGAAGGGCTACCCCGTCATCGCACACGTCTACGACGAGATGATCACGGAGGTCCCGTCGGGGTTCGGCGATCTCGCCGACTTCGAGCGCGAGATCTGCATTCTGCCGGAATGGGCGAAGGGGCATGGCGACGATCTCGACATGCCCCTCTCGGCGGGCGGCTGGCGCGGCAAGCGCTACCGCAAGGACTAGACGAAGGTCGGATAGGTCCACTTCGAGCCATCGTAGATCGCCGGGCGCCCGCCCATGTCGGTGACGCATTCGGCGCGCACGCCCGCCCACGCCCAGGCGATCGACGCGAGGTCGGCGGCGGTCAGCGATCCCCGGATGACGATGTCGGCCGTCGCCGCGCCCTCGCGCACCACCTTCCGGCGCTTCACGACGAACTCCTCGGGCAGCTCGATAGCGACCGCCTGACAGGCCGTGGTCAGCAGCAGGTCGTGGTTGAGGGCGATGAACGGGATATGCCCGCGCACCCATTTGTCGACCACGGCGCCATACTGGATGAACGACAGGTCGGTGCCGGCCTCGGCGTTCTTCAGGCCGGTCACCTCGCGCATGTGGATCGAGACCGGACCGACCCGCTTGTCGATCGAGCCGAGCCCCTTCAACGAGTTGCCGAAGCGCACGCCGAAGGCGTTCCAGCAGTCCTCAACGACCATGTTGAAGGCCGAGCAGCCCTTCTGGACTTCGTTTAACTCGAAGCCGGCGTCGATCGCGCGGGACGTCTGGTCGGCGTAGTTCTGCCGGCCCGGCCCGTTGTCTTTGATCGAGCGCGTGCCCTCGATGTACTGGACGCGGTCGTAGACGCCGCCGGACCCGTAGTTGTGGATGCCGGTCAGGTAGGTGCGGTAGGTGTCCGAGCCGAAGCCGCCGCGCGAGGTGGCGCGATCGACGTACTCCATGCACCTCCCGTTCATTGAGCGGTATTCGCCGGTGTGCTTCCAGCCCTTGCCGTTCATGTTCCGGATGCCGGCAGACGGGATCAGGATCGAGGAATCGTAGGCCGCCGGGAAGGACGAGCCGTCGTCGAGCCGGGCCTCGCAGTTGTGCTGGATGTGGCCGGTGGAATCCTCGCCGGCGTCGAAAATCACCTTGCAGAGGTTCGACGTCAGATGGAGGAAGTTCGAGTCCGGCGAGCCCTTTGTCGTGTAGTCCTCGATGGCCGTGCCGCAGAGGGTCGCGCTCAGGCGCATGTTCTGCTTTTCGCAGTTCCCCTCGAACTTGAAGCCGATCGCGCAGCGCGAGACCGAGGCGTCCCGGTGCTCGACACTGTCGCAGTTGGCGAAGAGGACGCCCGTCGCCAGCGAGACCTTCTTCGTGCTGGCGGCGTTCTGTCCCGGCGCGCCCTGGAAGTCGAAGCCGGGCGTGCCGTTCGGTCCCGACGTCGAGCTGGGCCCGTCGTTCAGGCCCATGCAGAACGAGCGCGAATGGACGAAGTCGGAGGCCTCCAGAACGCCACCGCTATCGGGATCGCCGACGCGCAGAAGGTAGCCGGGTGTACCGGCGGAGTTTTCGCGGATCCGCAGGTCGTAGAAGTCGAAGCTCGCCGTCTTCATGTCAAAGCCATCGGTCGCCCCGGCGCCGACCACCAGTTCGCCTGTCGCCTGGATCGTGCGGCGCTTCGGGATCGCCAGCATGCCGAGGTCGCGGACGCTGTGGACGCGCCCCTGCATCGCAGTGCCGGCGTTCGTATTCACGAAGAGCTGGCCGAGGTCGATCTCCTTGCGGGTCTGGACGAAGGCGAGCTTCGCCCAAGCGGCTTGGAAGACCGCCTTGCCGCTGCTGATCGTGAACGCCATCGACGGCGTCTGCTCGCCCGTCTCCAACGACACAACCTGAAAACATCCGTTCGAGCCGGGCACCTGATTGACGTCGGCCCAGAGCGAAAAGAACAGGTCGCCGACAGCCATGTGCGCCAGCGGCGCGTAGAAGATCGAGTTGCCCTTGTCCGCCGCGTTGAAGCTGTAGACGAAGGTCGGCGCGATCCTGCCGAAACGCTCAAAAAGGCGATCAAGCGGCGGCAGGATCTCGTTTTTATAGTTCGAACCGCTGCCCGGGACGGTCGCGTTTCCGTAATCGATACGAGGGAATGTCATCAGGAAGCGTCCGCGGTCAGAGTTTCATCATCTGCTGTCATGCCCGCGTTGTCGGCGGTGAGGCTGGACGCTGGGCCCCCACCGCCGGCTAGGGGACTACGGTAATGGCGGGGGTGCGGAAAGTCTTCGCGCCCATCGCGTTCGTGCAGGTGATGTCGCAGAAATAATCACCAGCAGCCCCGGATGTCGGCTGCACGTAGGTCCGAGCGGTCGCACCAGAGATGGCGACACCGTTCTTGAAGTGCTGGAACGTGAAGGCGTAGCCGCCGCCGTACCAAGCGCCGAAATCTGCCGTGATCGTGGTGTTGCCCGAAGCGGCAGCCTGCGAGACCAGTGGCTCAATGCGTCCGGGCACCAACGCCGGAATCGCATAGGCCACCGTTTCGGAAAGAAGCGCATTGCCCGACCCCAGGTCGAACACGAAATCCTGCGCGCCAGCTGCAAGACTCAGCGTGATGACCGAACTGATTGACGGCGACCCACCACCGCTCCAGCGCTTCGGCACCATCTGCATGACGCCATCGATGATCTGCGTCACCGGCCCGGAGACGACATCGTAGGTGGTCGAGAGGAATCCGCCGAAGGTGCCTGCTGCGCCGGCCAGCAGCCGGACATTCGCCGCCCCTGCCGTCCCAGCCGAATTCGACAAGCGCACTTTCTGCGTCGCCCGGATGTTCTTGCCGGGCGTGAAATTGCCCGAGACCGGAACCGAGTTCGTCAGCGTGACAAGACCGACCGCGGAAGCTGAGCCCGAGGCCGTGACCCGCATGCGGCCTGCGATCGTGTCCACCCGCACCGTAGCCGACGAGGTGTTCGCCACCGTCCAGCCGGCAGCAACCGTGCTGTCTGCCGCGATGCCCGCGCCGATCGTGCCGCCCGTGGCGGTGATCTGTGTGTCGGGGTCGAGGTTGGCCGCGTCGGCAGCCGTCGCATCAAACGAGGTGTCGAAATAGGGCTCCATCGCCTGCACGATCGGGATCGCGTAGGAATAGAACACGCCGTTGATGTTCGGATGGATACCGTCCGTGTAGGCATAGGTCAGGTCGTTCGGATCGAACGTGTTCTCCACGTCCACCAGCAGGATGTCGGTCTTCGTCTTCAGCCAGGCGTTGAACATCTGCCGCTTCGACGTGCTGTCGTCCACGGTCTTCGTGCGCGGAATGGTGATGCGAACGACAAGCTTGACGCCTGACGCCTTGAGCTGATCGACGATGGACTGGTGATCGGCTTGCATCTCGGCGAGCGTGCGCGGCGTCGCGCCACCGCCAGGCGCGAGGTCATTGGTGCCGCCGTCAAAGATGACGACATCAAACTTTTGCTTGGTCAGACCCCCGATCTGCGTATCACCGCCCAGCAGAACCTCGTTGAGCATGTCCTGCATCGTACGTCCACCCTGCGCGATGCGCGAGCCGATGCCGGCTTGCATGCGCGACCTTGAGGCGGTGGCGATGACTTCGGTGAGGTTGCGGGTGTCGGTGCCCGCGAAGATGCTGTCACCGCCAACGCCGAAGCGCGGATTTGCGGGGAGCTTGGTGACTCCGCTGGCGGCTACCGGCGTTGCCGTCGCGCTCGGCGACCAAGCGCCGGGCCCGACCGCGTTCACGGCACGCGTCTGCACTTGGTAGGCCGTGCCGTTGACGAGGCCGGTGAGCGCCTGGCTCGTGCCGATGCCGGTGATGGTCGTCCAGTTGGTGCCGTCGGTCGAGCGGCGGGCGTCGTAGGAGGTGATCGCCGAACCACCGTTGCTGGGGGCCGCGGCGCGCGCCACGGTGATCTGCGTGTCGCCGGGGGTGAGCGTCGGCGCGGCCATGGCGGCGGGCACCGTCGCGACCGCGCCGCCGACGATGGCGATGCCGGTGTCGAAGGCGATCCAGGCCCCGGCGGCGTTGCGGAACGCCTGCATGCCGGTGCCGGCGTCGGTGACGTAGACCTCATCCCCGGGGACGGCGTTCGTCAGTGCGCCGGCCTGCGCCGCCGTCATTCGACCGAGAAAATTGGTCTCGATCCCTTTGATGAATCTGGGCATGGATGTCTCCGTCTCGCGCGTTGCGGGAGCATATACCGGATGGGGCCGTCAAGTCCATTTTCCCGCGCGAGCCGCTTGACAGTGTAGTGCAAGCGACATACGGTTCTGCCGTAGCCTCTCACCACGGATTCCGCCATGACCCTCAACGATCCTCTCCGCACCGCCCGCGCCCTCGTCATCTGGACGATGATCTCGGCCCTTCTCTGCGCCGGCGCGCTCTGGGCGTCGCTCGCCTTCATCGACCACGTCGCCGGGCGCTTCGCGACCGTCGATCTCATCCACCAGGAGACGGCGCTCGGGTCGTCGTTCCGCACTTCGAACGGAGGGAAGTGATGCCGTGCCCGTCATGCCGAAGCCATAACCTTTGGGACGATCAATGTTGGTGGGGGTGCCAAGACTGCGGTTGGTCCTCGAATGTGGAGCCGAACGGTACCGATCACCGGGACCGCTTCAACGAAACGTCTGCCGATCGTCTCGCAACCCGCGCCAGTTCCTCAAAGGAGACAAGCAAATGATCCGGCACGTTCTCGCCCTCACGCTGCTCGCAACGCCAGCGCTCGCCAATCCCTTCAGCGGCCGCCCCGACGCGCAGGCATTCATGGTCGCGTCGTTCCGCGTCTGCGGCCGGCTCGTCGTGCCGCTGGAGACGGCGAACGTCGTCGCCCATGCGCTGGCGGCGGACGAGAACGTGCCGCTCTACACGGCCGCGGTGATGCTGCGGTTCCGGGGCGCGCGGGCCGCGCAGCCCTTCATCGATGCCGGCGCCGAGGATCTTCTCTGCGCTCGCGCCGGCGCGATCGTGCGCCTCATGCAGAAGGAGGGACTGCTCCCTTGACCAACATCTACCTAAGCGATTGGAACCCACGTGGCGTTCGCAGCAACTTCGAGCGGTGCAGCGTCTCCAACGCCGATGCGCAGCGAATATTCGGCGAGATCGGCAGGGGAAACGTCACTGACGCCTGCGGCTGGTTCGATGAGAATGACAAGCTCCGCATCCTTGTGGCCGATACCGACACCGGGCACAGGCTGACGGCGCGCACCACCAAGCGTAATTGGTCGATCACGATTAGTTACCCTGACGATCGTGCCGCATCGCCGGAGTCGAGCGCATGACGAAGACCCATCAGAAGCGAATGGAGAACGGCTCCCGCCGCAGCCAGACGACCATGCGGATCCGCCCCGAGCTCATCGACGAGATCCGGCAGATCGCCGCGGCGGAGGATCGATCGTTCGGCAACGTCGCGGAGCGGCTGATGCTGGACGGGCTGGCGAAGCGCAAGCGATCCGCGAAGTCCGATGACGTTCGATGAAGCCCGCGCCCGCAACCCCGGGCTGGCGCTGACGCTCTACGCGCTCGACCCGCTCGGCCCCGTGACGCTTGAGATCATCTCGCCGGAGGGCGAGATCTTCAAGTTCGAATCCGATACCGGCCAGGGCGCGCTCGATCTGGCCTTTCCACCCCCGGCGCCCGAGAGCGCCTTCGACTGAACCCCACCACGAGGAGCATCCATGAGCGGCATCCCTGATGACGAATACGAGCGGCCCTGGCTGTATCGCCCCCACACCAAAGCTTACGACGACCTTCTGAAAGAGGAACCGCGCATGACCTCCCCCAAGACCGTCACCCCCGATCAGCACCAAGCCGTGCCGGATCTCGTCGCACGCCTGCGCGCGCAGGCAACCACGTCACTCACGCAGGGCGACCCCTACAAGGCTCTTTTCGCCGAGGCAGCGGAAGCCCTCGCCGCTCGCCCCGCCCTTCCCGTCGAGACGCCTGCGGAGGGGCTGCGGGAGGCAAGCGACGCGCTGGCTGAGCTGTGGACCTACAACTACCTGAGCGAGCGGGCGCAGGCGCTGGGTGAAAGCCACGACGAAAACGAGATGATGGAAAGCGCGACAGACATCGTCGCCGGGTACAAGAAGTATCGACCCGCCCCCGCGCCCCTGTCTGGCAGGGATGGGAGCTTGCGGGAGGCGTTGAAGAAGATCGCCGGTCAGAAGAAGACCGACGAACTATCGACCGAATATGAAGCAGAGATTGCCGACTTCGAAACCGGCTACGACACCTGCATCGACGAAGCCCGCGCCGCCCTTGCAGCCGTCCCACCCGAGACGGCCGAGATGGAGGGCGCTACCCCAGAGATGGCGCTCAAGACGGGGTACGAGTTCCTTCTCAAGGCGCAGGCTGACATCGCTGACGCCCGAGAGCTTTCCGTCCTCTCGGAATATGACGGCTTCGCGCGCAACGCTGGCGTCATCAGCAAGGGACGGGCGAAGCGGATCGCGGAGTTGACCGACCGTCTCGCAGCCCGCGCCAGTTCTTCGGGGGAGGCTAGCGAAGCCGAGACCATCGGCACGACCTACGACGGGGTGGACATTCTGGCGCCGGCGGTGCCGTCGAAGAACTTCACGCGCGAAGAGGCCCGTGCGGCGATCAAAGCAGTCCGCGCCAGTTCTTCGGGGGAGGCTGGCGATGCGTGATCGGAACCCGAGAAACACCGAGACCAAGTTCGACATCGTCAAGTACGGCAGCGGGCCGTGGGATGGGAAGTGGGTTGTCCGTCGCACGATCACCGAGGACGTGGCCGCAACACTTACAGAGCATGAAGCTATGGCGCTCGCACGCCTCTTGTCTGCAACCTCGGAGCCGTCATGAGCCAGACCCCAGCCTGCCTTGATGTGCCGTCCGACGAACCCGCGCACATCGACTTACTTCGAGGCGAGATCGGAGCCGCACTCGGTTTCGGAGATGAACCTGTGACGAATGAGCAAGAGCAGAATGTTGAGGCTGTCTTGCGCGTCGTCCAGAGGCATTACCGCACCCTCGCAGGCCGAGCGTCCCGCGTCCTGCCCTCCACGGCACTTGCGGCCAGACCAGAGGAGGGGTGGAAGCCGATCGAGACGATACCGTACACCCTTGATCGACACGGCTTCAAATGGGTGCATTGGCACTTGCTCTGGTTTCCTGACGAGCATGGTGGCCTTGCGGTCGTTGGAGGCATGGACGCTGATGATTGGCTGACCCGTGACTACGACCGAGCCTGCAGCATGGTCAGCAAAGCGTGCCCCACTCACTGGATGCCGCTTCCGCCCGCTCCTTCCACGCCCCCTACCGCAGGAGACGGCCATGACTGACCTCGTTGAACGGCTGCGGGCCTACCCGCGTCAGTGGGACCTCGCAGCAGGGTGGCGCGACCAGTTCGGCGGCAATGCTCGCTTTCCCGACACGAAGGCGCTGATAGCCGAAGCCGCAGACGCCCTCGAAGCGGCACGGGCCATAGCCTCGACACCGATCGACCCTGACATGCCCGCCCAACAGCTTCGCCTTCACATGGGCGAGCTGACGGCCAGCGAACTCCGTGTCGCTCGTGCTGCTATCGCGTGGGCGAACACAGCGGCACAGGCCCAGGCTGCCGAGGCGGCTGACCTTCTTGGCGCGCTTTGGAATTGGCCCGAAGACCCTAGTGAATTGACCGGATCGTCTTTCAGCAATGACGAAGTGGTGTCGATCTGGAAAGCGTATCGCATAGTCGCCGCCATCAGAGTCCCCACCGATGCAGCGAAGGGGGATCGGGCGTGAGACGCCCGCTGCGGATCACCGAACTCAACACGATACGGTCGATGCACGCGCAGGGCGCGTCGACCCGTGCGATCGCCGACGCCACCGGCCGCTCTTTCTCGTCGGCCTACAGCGCTAGCCTGCGACATGGATTCTGCGCCAACCGGACACGAACGTTGCTCACATCCGAGCAGCGAGACGAGATCGCCGCGGCCTATCTGTCGGGGGAGTCGTCGAAGTCGCTGGCCGCCCGGTATCGGATCGATCCGTCCTACGTCTCGCGGCTGGCGCGGGCAAAATAAAAGCGGCGTCGGGGGAGGACCGACGCCGCTCTGATCGCCCACCACGACGAGTCCGCATGACCAGACAGGACGATGAATAGCAAAGTCGCAACGACGACACAAGCCCTGTCGCCCGTCCGGCTTTTCCGATAGCTTGCCTCTTCACCACGACACGCGGCGCCCGGAGCGGGCCGCATAGGAGCACCCATGACCTTCACCTTGTCACCCGGTCAATTCGACGCGCTCAGCGCCATCGAGCGTTGGCTCAACACGCGCGATCGGCCGTTCTTCTATCTCGCAGGCTACGCCGGTACGGGCAAGACGTCGATCGCCCGTAAGCTCGTCGAGGGCAAGCGTGCGGTGTTCGCCGCCTACACCGGCAAGGCCGCGGACGTGATGGCGCAGTGCGGCTGCGTCGGCGCGACGACGATCCACCGCCTGATCTACAAGCCAACCGGGTTCGACGGCGATCCGGCGGTGAAGGCGCTGCGCGCCGAGGTGTCGCGGCTCGCCGGGGCGGATGCCCTCGACCGCGGCGCGCTCGACGCGGCGCTCGGCAAGCTCGCGGTGCTGCGGACGCAGGCCAAGGGCATGGGCTTCGTGCTCGACATCGAGAACCCGGAGATCCGGGCGTGCGACATCATCGTGATCGACGAGGTGTCCATGGCGTCGGAGCAGATCATTTCGGATCTGATGTCCTTCGGAAAGCCGATCCTGGTGATGGGCGATCCCGGCCAGCTGCCACCCGTCAAGGCGGTCGGCTACTTCCAGACGAAGACGCCCGACGCGATGCTCACGGAAGTGCATCGCCAGGCTCTCGACAGCGGCGTGCTGCAGATCGCGACGATGATCCGCGAAGGACGCAAGCCTGCGTATGGAGTCTACGGCGTGGAGCAAAGCGTCGTCGCCTACAGCGCGACCCCGCACCTGCCCTCCATGCGGCAGGCCGATCAGGTGATCTGCGGCTACAACAAGACGCGCGACGCCATCAACCGCCGTATGCGCGGAGCCGACGCGCCGATGCTGCCGGTGGTCGGGGACAAGCTCGTCTGCCTTCGCAACAATCATGACGCCGGGTTCTACAACGGCTCAACGATGGTGGCGACGTTGGACGCCTGGCGCGAGGGCTCACGAGCCTTCGTGTTCGTCGAGCGCGACGGCGTGCGGGAGCGCGTGCGCATGGATCTTGCCGCCATCGCCGGGGCAGGCGCCGGCAACGACTACAGGGCGATCTCGCTCGACTACGCCTGGGCGCTGACGTGCCACAAGGCGCAGGGCTCGCAATGGGGGAAGGTGATGGTGATCGACGAAAGCGATGTGGCTAGAGAGAACGCGCGGTCGTGGCTTTATACCGCCGCAAGCCGAGCCAGCCATCAGCTTGTGCTGGCGCTGTCATGAAAGTGGTCGACGTCTTTTCCTGCCTTGGCTTCCATTCGATTGGCCTGCAGAGATCCGGCCCGTTCGAGATTGCAGCGCTCTGTGAGGTGAACCCGCGTCGCCGCCAGGAGCTTTCCCGCCTCCATCCCGAGACGCCAATCTATGACGACATCCGCACCATGCCTGTCATCGCCGCCGATGTTATCTTCGGCGGGCCCCCTTGCCAACAAACCAGCGTCGCTGCCGCTATTCATGGAAAGCGAACTGGTGAAAGCCTCTGGACCGAAATGCTTAGGGTCGGTGCCGAGTGCGAATGGATTGTCGTGGAGCAGCCTCCGGGCAACCGCGCGTGGGAAGCGCAAGTCGCTGACGACCTTTCACGAACTGGTCGCCACGTCGCCCGATTTGAGTTCGGCGCTTGCGACGTTGGTGCGCCGTATCCGAGACGGCGAGTGTACCTTATTGCCTGCGCCAGCCTGCCGAGACTGGAGATCGCCTGGCAGGCGGGACCATCCGCGATTGAGCGCGCCAAGAGGGCAGCAACTACCCGAGGTGATTGGCACCCGGATACCATCCCCGCTTTCGATCTGGATGCTTGGCGCTCCGAAGACGTGCATGAGCGTCGAGAACGTATTGAAGCCCTAGGTGACAGCAATCCACCCGCCATGGCCGAAGTTATCGGGTACATGTTATCGACCACAACATTTGCTGGAGCCTTCGCATGAACGCCCACCAGCCACTGTTCGGCGATCCGGTTTTCGTCGCCGATCGCGAGGAGATGAAGCGTTTCGTCGCAACCGCCTTCGCGCGTTGCGGCGGAGTGACGGGGTGGGTGGCGCTACGGGCGTTCGCCCACGAAGGTGGTCGGCCGGCGGAGAACCGCTGGGCGCCGTTCGATCCGGGGCTCGTGGATTACGCGGCCTCGGTCGCGACCGGTGTCGCGGGGTTGCGCGGCGCGGCGCGCGCCGTGTTCTCGCCGCCGGTCTGCATCTTCGCGGACCAGAGCGCGGCTTCGGCCGCGAACGTCGTCTGCGGCCCGTGCGTGGCCGTGGAGCTCGACGCGCGCCCGTCGGGAAGCTTGGCGCTGCTCGAGGGCGTGCTGGGCCCTGCGACCATCGTCGTGGCCTCCGGGGGAAGGTGGCGCTCAACCGAGTCCAGCGCCGGGGAACCCCGGCGGCGCGGGCTCGCGCCGCCGGTTTTAGACGGCGAGCCGAAGTTGCACGCCTACTGGCGCCTGGGGCGGCCGGCTGTCGGCGCGGAGGCGTTGAGTGAGCTGCGCTTGGCGCGGGCGCTGGCGTGCCGTCTGTGCGATGGAGACGCCACAGCCGTCTCCATCGCACACCCGATGCGGTGGCCGGGGTCGTGGCACACAAAGAACCCGGATGCGCCCGTGCTGTGCCGCATCGTCGGCGGCGACGCGGCGCGCGACGTAGAGCTCGGATGGTGCGTGGCAGAATTGCGCGCGGCCGTGGCCGCCGCGGGGCTCGACGAGGGCGGCCTCGGGTCGGCGGCGCGCGCGGGGCGCATGGGCTTCAAGACGCTTGTGGAGTGGAGCCGTGCGGATCTCGACGTCGCCGCGGCGCTTATGCCGAACGAGGACTTGGGTTGGGCCGAATGGTCGAAGGTCGGCATGGCGTTGTTCGACGCCTCGCACGGGTCCGTCGACGGGCTCGAGGCCTTCCATGCCTGGTCCGAGAAGTCGGAGAAGTACGATGCGGACGGCGTCGACGAGCGCTGGTCGCATTGGCGCGTCTCGCCCCCGACCGAACTGTCGGCCGGCACGCTGCTGCATCGCATCCACAAGGAGGATCCGCATTTCATGGTCGCTCGAGACGTTGCGGATCTGTGGTTCGAGGAGCCCCCGGTCGAGAAAAAAATCGATTTAAATCAGTTGAGCGGCGCGTTCGGTGGTGATGACGAGGGGGTCGCCGAAATCAATACCCCGATTTCGGACGATGCCGGGGCGCCGGTTTACGTGCGCGAGCTCAACACTCGCCACGCCTTCGTGATGAACCGTGGGCAAGCCGTGGTCGTGAACTTCGAGACGAGCGGCGACGTGACGTTCTCGAACGCGGCCTCGTTCTTCGCTCGGTATGCCAATCGGCTGCTGCCGGGGAAGAAAGCGGCACCCATCGGCGAGGCCTGGTTCGCGCACGAAAAGCGACGCGAGTATGTCGGCGGTGTCGAGTTCGATCCGCGAGGCGTCGGAGCAGGCGTGCTCAATCTGTGGCAAGGGCTGCCTCCGCTGTGCGGGAGCGATGCAGCGGGTGCGGCGGGTTGCGCTCTGATCGTACGCCACATCCGCGAGGTCGTGTGCTCGGGCGACGATGTGGCCTTCGTGTATCTGATGGGGTGGCTCGCGCACATGGTGCAGCGGCCTGGCGAGAAACCAGGCGTCGCCGTGGTGCTGCGGGGGAAGAAAGGAACGGGCAAGGACACGCTCGGCGAAGTCGTGCGCGAGATGCTCGGCCACTACTACATGCACGCGGCCTCGGCGGGCGTGCTGATGGGCCGGTTCAACGGGCACTTGGCGGCCCGCCTGCTGCTGCACGTCGAGGAGGTGGCGTGGGAAGGATCGAAGCGCGCCGAGGGCGTGCTCAAGTCCCTGGTTACGGCGCCCGTCATGTCGATCGAGAGCAAGGGCGTCAACGCCGTGCTGATGCGCTCGGCCCTGCGGATCCTGATGACGTCCAACGAGGACTACGTGGTGCCGGCGACTGCCGACGAGCGACGGTGGTTCGTTCTGGACGTGTCGGACGCGCACCGCCGCGATGCCGCCTGGTTCGGCGCCCTGCGCGCCGAGATGGAAGGCAACGGGCCCGCCTGCCTCCGGCGGGTGCTGGCGGAATGGCCGATGGAGAGCTTCGACGTGCGAGACGTCCCGCACACCGAGGCGTTGGGGCAGCAGCAGGAGGAGAGCCTTTCTGGATTCGATCGGTTCTGGGGCGAGCTGCTGGAGGAGGGAACGGCGTTCGAGGGATGGGTTGATGGCCCGGTCGAGGTCGAGCGGGATCTCGTCCGATCGTCCTATGAGGCATGGGAGCGCAAGCACCGAACGCAGGAGCGGCCCGACACGCCGCAAGGGATCGGCCGGAAACTGATCGATTTCACCGGACTGCCTCGGGACAAGTTGTCCCATCGCCCTTGGACCAAGAGCGGACCGCGGCCTCGGGTTTACGCGTTGCCCGGGCTTGAGAGCTGCCGCGAGGTGTGGCGGAAGCGGTTCGGCGGGTGACAGTCCCGATAAAGTGTGGACTGCCCGGTGGAAATGGACGAAAATTCGTCAATGATTTCAACGGCAGTCCACACAGTCCAATCAGACCACACAAAAACAGTGATTTCTTTTTATACGAGCGTGTGCGGGACAAGTTGTCCCATCGTCCCGTTTCGTGATTTCTCATATGTAAAGATATTATATTTTAAGTGGACTGTATGGACTGATTGGACTGAAATAGCTGAAAGCCTTATGCCGTAGGAGGTTGAAGGCAGTCCACCTGACTACACAAAAACGCCCGGCACGTGGACCGGGCGTTTTTGTGTGGACGGGCCTGCCGGCGGGCTTATGGGCGGCGCGCAAGGCGTTCATATAGCCAGGCAGTTGCTCGTCCGATCATGAGGGGCAGCGCGGCGAACGCGCAGCATGCGGCGAGAGCGAGGAAGGCGAGCGTGATCATCGAAGGGTCTCCGGGTTCTCACGAGGTTGCCCGTCAGCGAGCAAGCGGGCGTATTCGAGGGAGCGCAGCAGGCGAGCGTGCTCGCGCGTCTCTGCGGGCGTCAGACGGCGCCGTGTGGCGAGAAGCTCGAGACCGGCAAATACGAGTCGGTCGGAGCGACGTTCGGGGCGGGCGTTCATGCGTTTGCCGCTGCGGCGTCTCGGGCCGCGAAATGCGCTGCGATCCGGCGGCCTTCGCGAAACTCTTCCATCGCGACCTGCCGAGAAATACGGTTTTCTACGTAGAGGCGCAGAAAGCGCTGCTGGTCATTCTCGATACCGGCCGAGCGGATGGCTTGAAGGGCAGCTTTGCGGGTTAACTTAGGCATGGGACGCTCCGGTCGGTTCGTGTGGTGTGATTAGAAGTGTATGTCGCTATCTTTCATCCGTCAACAGGGAAAATGCGGGCTAGGGACATTTTATCCCCGATGGCGAGGGGCCGTTTCGATTGCTAGACGTTGCACACATAGCGTAGACAACGGGCGTGTGGTAAGCAGTTACCACCAAACCGCAAAGGTGGATGGCGTAGATGCCTTTGAAATCGGGTAGACTGACACCGCAGGAAATCGTCTTTCGGGACGCCTTCGCCACGACGGGAGATAAGGCCTATGCGGCTATGAAAGCTGGGTACTCATCGCCGCGCCAGAGCGCGCACAAAGCCCTCGCTAACCCCATCATCGAGGCGGACGTCCGACGCCAGCAGCTCGCCATCCTCAACAATGAGCTGCTTCCAGCCGCGATCGGCGTCCTGGCGACCATCATCGCCGACCCCAAGGCGAGCGAGCGCGGCAAGCTGACGGCCGTCAAGATCGTGCTCGACCGCGCTCTCGGCGGTGCTGACGCCAGCGAGAGCAAGGAACCGCATGAGATGACAAGCGACGAGATCCAGAAGCGGCTCGACGCCTTGCGACGTGAGGCGAGCGACCGGGCAAGGGTCGTGATCGAGCATGAGCCAGGCGAAACGAAGGCCGAACCCTCGGCATTTGACTAGTGCAATTAGGGTATACCCCTGCTGCACCAAGCTAGGAGGGTGCAGCAGGGGCTTAATGAACCATCCTCAGCAGACCAAAGCGTGAGAACCATTCATAGTGAACTGGACGGGCGGGCAGGCCTCGACGATGCCGAGCCCGGTCCCGCCTCCGGTTAGCGACCCGCCCCCTGGGGGCAGTCCGCCGTCGCGAGCAGATGCTGCATCAGGCGCTCATAGAAATTTGCACCCGCAGAAAACGTCGAGACAACTTGTCCGCAGCGTCCGCCGAGGCTACAAACAGATTCACTGGGGTCGATAGCGCGACGTCATCGGTCATGAGCCGAAAGGCCCATCAGTGGGGATCGGCACCTGCGTAGATCAGTCCGAATAGCGTCTAGCCGTACGCCACTACTTGGCTCAAGCAGCCTTCGCGAAGCCCGCAGCACCTCACCGGCGCTGCGGGCTTTTTCGTTTCTCGGCGCGAGACAACTTGTCCGCAGCGTCCTTATCGACTACACAGGACGTCGAGGCAGCGGCGCTGAAAGCAGAAGCGCGGCGTAACGGGCCTGAGAAATCAGGATATATGCTTGACCGGGGCAGATCCGGCGACGCAGACCCTCAGCCAGAGTAGCGACTGGCCTGCCTCAACCCCATCACCACGAAGGAGAACACCATGACCGAATTTTCCGATCTGCTCGGCAAAATCTTGCGGGAGATCAAGACCTACCCCAAAGGCGAATCGAAGCCGACCAGTGTCATCTTCATGACGAACGACGGCCGCGTCTACGAGCAGCGGCACTACCAGGACTGCTGCGAGCAGGTCTGGCTGGAGGATGTCGCCGGAGATTGGGCCGATCTCATCGGCTCGCCGATCCTGAAGGCAGAAGTCGCCCAAAGCAGCACGGACGCGCCGCCCATCAGCGGGGATTACGATTCGACGCACACTTGGACCTACTACAAACTGGCGACGATCAAGGGCAGTGTCGACATCCGGTGGTTCGGTACGTCGAATGGCTACTACTCCGAAGAGGTCGATTTTGTCGATGTCACGCCGCAGGAGGCGGCCGACGTCCCCGACGACATGTTCGAGATCCCCGGGATCGAGCAGACCGTCGCGGAAGCCGCGTCCGAACTGCTCCGGTCGGAGCGGAAGGCATGAGCAGCGATCTGAAGATGCTCGCCGACGCGGTCAAAGACGTTGAGGAGCAGCGAAACGCCGATTTCATCGACGCGGAGGCGACCGGCGAGCGCCCCGATCTCAACGACTACACGGTCGAGATACCGCTGGAGACGGCGAAGGCATTTCTGGCGGAGTTCGGGCAGCAGGTCATCGCTGAGCACGAGAGGACGCTCGTCCTTGGCGACGTGGACGAGACTGCAGTCGCCGGGGTTTTAGGTCTCATCAAAGCCCTCTCACCGACCGATGTTGATGACGATGACGCTGCAATCGCGGCAATTATGAACGCGCCGGGCGAAGAGGAGGCGAGCGTTCGTGCGTTCAGCTTCGCCAAGGCTCGTGTCGCCGAGGCGAACGAACTGAGAGCGGAAATCGCGCGTTTGACCGCTGAAAATGCAGCGGTTGCCTCGGCGATCGGATCGAATCGGTTCATGGACTTGCCTGATGGCGGGGATGTCACCTTGGCCGAGCAAGTCACACGAATGCGACTGGCTCTTGAGAGGGCCGAAGCGGACCCCGAGCACCAAAAGTCGCTGGATCAGCAGGCCGAGGCGATGTTCGGCGCATGACGATCAGCTTTTCGACGAACCCGTTCACGCACATGGTCGTGGTGACGGCCGCAGAACGCGACATCCTGGCGCCATCGGAGCACACGCCGTCGCCAAGCAATTGCTTGACGCTGCGTGGGCTCATCACGGATGCAATCCGGCTCTACGTTGAGCGGGGACCGCAGGTTCTCGACCTTGAAGTATGGGTCAATCATTCGGAAACGAGCGAACTGATGTTCCGAGAGGCCGATCAAGAGCTACGGAAGCGTCCCGACAGGATCGATTTGCTCTGAGCCTTCCCTTTTAACCGCCGCTCGGCTAAATTGAGCCCCGTTCCAGCCGGAAGGGGCTCAATCTTGCCAAACCCGACGAAATACGCCCCGCAGTACAGCTTTTCCGGCTTCCAGGCGCAGTCTCCCGACCGCCCGCTGCCGGCCATGCAGCTCGACAACGAGCTCCAGAACATCGCCAACGCCGCCGGAGAGACGATCGACGCCCTCGCGACCATCCGGCGGTCGGATGGGCAGCTCGTCAACGAGATCGTCACCGTCGACAGTCTGTCGCGCGCCGTTCGGGCGCTGATCGCGGGCGTTTCCGACCCCGGCAGCGACGGGCTCTTTCCGATCAGCGATGTCATCGGACTCCAGAGCGCGCTCGACACGCTGAACGCTTCGCTTCTCGCGACCACGGCCTCCATCGGGCAGCCGAATGGCATCGCCAGGCTCGATGCGACCGGAAAGCTCGCGCTCACCCATCGCTGGGCCCCCACATTCGCCGAGATCGCAAGCAAACCGACGACGCTGGCCGGCTACGGCATCGCGGACGCCTACACCAAGCTGCAGACCAACCAGCAGATCGACGCCGCGGTCGCCGCTGGCGGCGGAGGCAGTGGGGGCGGATCCGATACGCCGAGCCAGGTGCTCGAGAAGATCAAGACGGTCGACGGATCGTCGTCTGGGCTCGACGCGGACCTTCTCGACGGGCTGGAGGGCGCCGCCTACCTCAAGACGGCCGATCGCGGACAGCCCAACGGCGTCGCGACGCTTGGTGCCGATTCGAAGATTCCCAGCGCGCAGCTCCCCGTCAAGACGGTCTTTTCGCCCTACGATTTTGGCGGGAAAGGCGATGGCGTTACGAACGACAGCGCCGCCGTACAGGCTTGCTTCGACGCGGTTCGCACGCTCTGCAACGACTCCAGATACCGGCATCCCAACGTCCAGATCCCCATGTCGATCGATCTTCGCGGCGGCGACTGGAAGATCGTCACCAGCATCAACGCGACCAACATCGTGGCGTGGAACCTCGAGATTCAGGGCGGGCTCCTACGGGGGCACTGCACCGGCAAGGCTATCCTCGATCTCGTGAACTCGCGCGGCTACACGCTGCGGCAGATCGGGTTCTACGGCGATTATGCCAACATGCCGTCCTGCGCCTTCCAGATGGCTCGAGCGACGGAGGGCGGCTTCTGCGACAACGACGCCTTCGTCGAAGTCTCGACCGCCGGCTGGTTCTCGCGCACGGCTGTCCACATCTACGCTCACGAGACCGCCAAGCACGAGCACTGCACCTACTTCAACAACAACTCCAAGGCTCGCGTCGTCATCTGGGAAGGCTTCAGCGGCAACCCGTTCACGTCCGACTACAGCCCCGTCATGTCGGGCGGCACCTCGTTCATCAACAACAAGGTCGATACCTGCGACATGCGGTATCTGCCGACCGAAGGGTACGATCTCTTCGCCTGCACCGCAGTGACGATCGGGGCTAACCCGACCTTCACTTTCAACGCCGACCACAACTTCCAGGTCGGCGAGAAGGTGACGTTCTCGTTCTATGACGGGCTCTACGCGGTCAACAAGGAAATCGGCACCGTTACGGCCCGTACCGCTCGGACCATCACGGTATCCGGCGTGAGCACCGCGGGCATGACGTACAGCGGGTCGGGTGGTTTCGTCATCCGCTGCGCCACGAACCCGCCGGTTCTCTTGAGCCGCGCCTGCGACTTCAACTTCGATACGTCGTACATCGTCGCGTACGGCACCCCGCAGCTCGAGCTTGCCTTCCCCGACGCCGGCTTCCCGAAGCTCCTGCAGATCCAGCTCAATATCCTGTTCGAAGGGTCGGGCAACACATGCAACGTGTTCTTCAATACGGGGAACAAGGCTTGCAACATCCAAGGCTTCAAGTTCCGCACGTACCAGGCGCATCCGAAGTTTGCCATCTTCGGCATGTCCGCAGACGCCAATGCGAGGTTGGCGCTCTACTGCGACGATCTCCAGAGCGTCGAGCAATTTGCCAACGTGCCGATCTTCAACGATCCGGGGAAGACCTCGATTGCCGGTGTGCGGGCGATCATCCCGTCGAAAGCCCTCATGGACCCCGCAGCGTTCATGGGGTTCAATGGCACGATCACGCAGTTGTCGGACGGCGCGACTTCGCAGCATGGTATCGTGGGTTCCTCCGGCGGCAGCATAGAGCAGACGGCAGGAACGTGGTCGCCGGCGCTAAGGGGGAGCAACGGCACGACCGTCAGCGGTTACTCCGCTTCCGGGACGTGGCTCAAGGTTGGCCGTATGGTCCTGTTCACGTTGAACTACACGATCAACAATGTGGGCAGTGCGAGCGGCGTGCTTCAAATAGCCAACATGCCGTTCTCTCGTGACGCTCCGGCATCGTTCGCGGGCCGCGATGGAAGCGGGCAAGGCACCATCGGCAACGGCGGGACAAGCAACCCGAACCTTCTGAATGTGGCTCGTTACGACAACGCCTCGTCGTTGGTGACAGGGGCAGGGTTCATGTCCGGGTCGTTCTCGACTGCGACGTGAACCTGGAAACGAACGGGACAACATGAACGATCTCCAGCTTCAGACGGCACTTCGCACGATCGGCTTCTACAAGGGCGCGATCGACGGCAAGCTCGACCCCGCCAGTCAGGCGGCGATCAACGACTTCCTTGGCGTCAACCGGATCGGCTACCATCCGTGGGGCCAGGACCGTCGCGCGCTCGCCGCCAAGCAGCTGGTCGCCAAGCAGGCCGGGCTCGAGGTTGGCATCGTCGACGGGCTGCTTGGCCCGACGACACGCCAGGCCTTCGCGATCTATGTTGGGCGTCTCGACCACAACGTGACGCCCGAGGTCTGGCGCGATGTCGTCACGCCGGTCGCGGCCCCGCCCGCGCCGCCGAAGGCCAGTATCTGGCCGACGCAGGCCGACGTGCGCAAGTTCTACGGCGAGATCAACACCAACCAGACGATGATTCAGCTGCCCTACGAGATGCGGCTGACCTGGGACCGCACCAAGCCGGTCAAGCGGATCTCGTGCCACGAGAAGGTCGCCGACAGCATGGTGCGTGTCCTGACGCGCGTCGCGGACGCCTACACGCCGGCGCAGCGCTCGACGCTCGGGCTCGACCTGTTCAGCGGTTGTCTCAACCCGCGCCTGATGCGCGGCAGCAAGACGCAGTGGTCGATGCACTCCTGGGGCATCGCGATTGACTTCGACGACACCCGCAACCAGCTGAAGTGGGGCCGCGACAAGGCGCGGCTTGCCAAGCCGGACTGCGAGACGTTCTGGCGCCTCTGGGAGGAGGAAGGCTGGGTGTCACTCGGCCGCGCCCGGAACTACGACTGGATGCATTGCCAGGCCGCGCGCCTCGGATAAGGAAACGCTCATGTCCTCGACCACGAACATCGTCAAATCCACCGTCACGTGCGCCGTCATCGACGCGATCGACGATTCGCCGAACGTCAATCCGTCCTTGCCGGAGCTGAGGGGCATCGCCGACAGCGTCGTGCGCGACGTCGTGCCGATGGTGCTCAACCAGACGAACAACGAGCCCTGGTATCAGAGCCGCGTCACGTGGGGCGTCATCATCGCCGCGGTCTCGACGCTCGCCAAGCCGTTCATTGGGGATCTGCCGATCGACGAGGCGCAGACGGCCGATATTACCGCCGCGCTCGCAACCTTGGGGCAGGTGGCCGGTTTCGGCTTGACGCTCTATGGGCGCTGGAAGGCGCGGAAGCCGATCGGTGCCTGAACATGCCGATCGATCCGACGGTCGTTACGGACGCCAGCACGCGCATCATGGACGTCGGGTTGGTCGGGGTGTTCCTGATCGGCGTCTTGGGCACCTGCGGTTGGATCACGAAACAATGGCTTGGCACCATGAAGCTACTGGACGCGGAGAAGGACGCCCGCCTGGCGGACGCCAAGGAATACGCGGCGGCCGGCGAAGCGGCGCGCAGCGCCATGCAGGCCAACACGGCGGCTATCCAGTCGATTCTGGAAGCCTTTCGGGACCGGAGAAACACGTGAGCGTCGCCTCCTTCATCTCCCGGATGCTCCACGGCGAAGCGGCCGAACGGCGCCGGGCGGAAGTGGAGCGCGACATCTGCGCATATCAGGCAGACCGCCGAAACAACATTCAGTCGTTGCAGTCGGGCGCCCGCGTCGTGCAAAATATGTCGGGCGCCTTACGGATGATGGTGGAGAGCGAGCGTGAAAGCGGCGATGAATAACAGACTGCTTCTCGGATCGCTGCTTGCCCTCTTCGCATACTGGACCACCGGCTACCTGACGCCGGCGCCCTGGCTGTCGAGTTTCGCGTCGCTGGGCCTGCTCGTCTTCTCGGCGTTCAGCGCTTGGCGTTACGGCATGCCGGCCTTCGAGATCGTCGTGCTCGGCCGGCGTAGCGGCGAGGAGGGCGCCGAAGGCAGCCACCTCGCGATCTACGGCACGGCGCTGATCGCGTTGGGGTCGTTCTACATCGGAACGTTCGGGCTCCTGTGGGTCTATTTCGACCAACCCGCGCACTGGCTGGGGACGCCCGCTTCGGGCTTCGGCCGCGCGCTCGCCGCTGCCGGCTTCCTGATGCTCTATTCGAGCCCCGACGTCACGCGCACCGGCATCCGGCTGCCGAACGTCATCATGCTCACCGTGATCGCGCTCGCGGCGATGCTGCTTGCCTTCTTCCTCGGCACGCAGGTTCGTGACGACGAGGCAGGCTCGGCCGAGCACATCCGCTTCATGCAGCGCCATGGCGACGATCGGCCGATGTGCTCGCCGGCCAAACCCGTCTGGGTCTCCTCGCACGGCCACACCTATCACACGCCGGACAGCCCCTACCGCGCGCTCGTTGTGCCGGTGCGCTGCTACCCGAGCGCGGCTGCGGCGCAGGCGGCCGGCTACGCGGCGGCGAACTGATGCCCAATCCGAACGCCATCAACCCGCGCACTGGCAAGCGCTACAATTTCGTCGATCCGCGCAAGGCGGCGCGCGCCGGCGAGATCGAAGACAAGCGGATCCAGGACGAGATCCAGCTGCTCGAGCGCGTCCAAGCGGCGAAGGACAGCTACGTCGATCTCCTGGCGTTCACCAAGTTCACGATGCCCGATCCCGAGGCGCCGAACGACGTCAACCGCAGCCGCTACCACGCCGCCAAGTTTCATGAGGAGGTCGCCCGCGCGCTTGAGGCGCTCGAATCCGGCGAGATCCAGCAGCTGATCTTCTGCATGCCGCCACGCCACGGCAAGACGGAAATGGCGACGAAGCGGCTGGCGGCCTGGTACTCCGGGCGCCATCCCGAGCAGAACGTCGCGGTGGGCTCCTATTCCGACACGATGGCCGAGGACATGGGCGCCGACACGCGCGCCATCCTCGCGACGTCGCAGTTTCGAACCGTCTTCCCGGGCTACAAGCTGCGGCGCGGCGGCAACGCCAAGGCCAACATCCAGACCGACCGCGGCGGCCGCCTGGTCTTCGTCGGGCGCGGCGGCGCGCTGACGGGCCGCGGCGCGCATCTGCTGCTGATCGACGACCTCTACAAGGATCACGAGGAAGCGCGCAGCCAGGCTGTGCGCGATCAGGCGTGGAACTGGTTCACGAAGGTCGCGATGACCCGCCGGATGGGCAAGAAGCTTGTCTGCATCACCATGACGCGCTGGCACTCCGACGACGTCATCGGGCGCCTCACCGACCCGGAGAACCCCCACTACAACGCCATCGAGGCGCAGAAGTGGAAGATCATCCGCCTGCCGGCCATCGCCGAGGACGAGGATCCGCTCGGCCGCGAACCCGGCGAGCCGCTGTGGCCCGACGGCCCCGACAAGTTCGATCTCGACTTCCTGCAGAGCCAGCAGCGGCTCGACCCGCTCGGTTTCGCGGCGCTCTACCAGCAGACACCGACGGTTGCCGACGGCACGCTGTTCCGGCGCGAGACGCTGCAGTTCTATCGGCCGAACGAGCTGCCGGCGGACCTGCGCGTCTATTGCGCTTCCGATCACGCCGTTGGCACGAACCAGCGCAACGATCCGTCCTGCTTGATCAAGATCGGCGTCGACAAGCAGGACAACATCTATCTGCTGGACGCCGTGTGGAAGCGGATGCCGACCGACGAGGCCGTCGAGGCGATGCTCGCGATGGCTGGCGGCGACCGCAAGCCGCTGCTGTGGTGGGCCGAGCGCGGTCACATCTCCAAGTCGATCGGCCCGTTTCTTCGCAAGCGGATGCTGGAGACCGGCACCTACATCAACCTGATCGAGGTGACGCCGGTTGCCGACAAGCAGACCCGGGCGCAGTCGATCGCCGCGCGCGTCGCGATGGGCAAGGTCTATTTTCCCAAAGATGCGTTCTGGACGGAGAAGGCGGTGAACGAGCTTCTCGCCTTTCCACATGGAACGCACGACGACTTTGCGGACGCGCTGGCCTATATCGGCCTCGGCCTCGGCAGCCAGTTCGGGCCGAAGAAAGTCGCGCCCAAGACACAGGCGCCGAAATATGGCACGCTCGGCTGGGTCAAGGAAAATGATCGCTGGGCCAACTACCAGAAACGGGCCGCTTCGGCCGGAGGATTTTAACATGTCCGTCGTTG